CAACACCATAATCATTTAAACCAGTTCCATAGACGAAACTTGTATCAATACTACCATTTGAATTAAGCCTTATTATCCTATTGGCTGATGTTCCATTGTATAATGCAAAATAATTACCACCAAGAATTAGCTTTCCATCGGATTGAATTGCTATTGACCTAACATAATTATTAAATCCACTTCCAATCGTCATACCTGAACCATTAAACACATAATCTTTAAAATCGAGATAATTAGTATCAACATCAATAGTAGTATTACCCGTCAATGTTCCCCCTAAAGCAATATTATCGCCTAATTTAGTTAAGCCGTTATTGGCTGTGATTGTAGTACTGCCAGTACCACCACCACCAAAATCACCATTAAATAAAAATTCATTACCACTTAATAAGTCAATTGCAAATGTTCCCATATTATATACGTTTTAAGATAAATACTTTTCACAAACAAAAAACCCATCAGGATTCGATGGGTTTTTTGTTATTAATAATGTTAATTCATTTATTTTTGCATATCAACTGCTTTAATTATTTGATTGGTATCAAATAAATTAACTGTATCGTATGGAAATTGTTGAACCTGTCCTGAAATATCGAATTGATCTAAATAACTAAACTTATTCAACTCTCTAACGTAATTAGCATTTGACATTATATTAATATGTTCAGGATAGCCAAATACTTCGGGTTTATTTCCAATCCAAACAACGGTGCTCTGTAGTCCCAAAGCTGCTGCTACGTGTTGAGCAAAGCTATCGATGAATAATCTTTTGGTAGATAAAGGAAATACTGCATATAATTCTCTAAGCGGTAGTGTCAATGGTTCTACGTTTTGAAGCACTGGTTGTTCTGGAGATTTAATATGTAGTATACGGTACGATTTACTATAGTGATTTGCAAGTTTTTGTGCGATTTCGATTGGCATATCCCTAAACCAAGATTTCTTTGAATATTGTCCAGTAGGTGACCCACCATGTGTTTGTAACAACATTATTGGTCTACCATCTGGTTTCACTTTATCTTTTGCGATTTCAAGTTCTCTTGGGTTTAAATAGATTTTAGGTGTAATACCATCCGAAGGAATACCCATCATGCTACACCATGATTCAACAAGATGTTTTCTACCCAATATATGGTCTTCGGTATGGTAAACTTCTTGTCTAAAGATTTTTGTGTCGGCATTAACATAATCATCATAGAAATATTGCATCTGATTGAACGTATAGAATCGCCACACGTCTGGATTATAGAAAAACGGTCCGTCCCACGCTGTAACAACAATTAATTTTCTATCTGGATATGCTTTTTTTATTGCACGACAAACTGCCGTTGCAGATACTTGTTTTCCATGTCCACCTTCTGTGTGAAATATCACGAATTTATCGTCTGGTTTTATTGTCCCATCATTTTTCATAGTGTCGTTCTTACTAGTTTTATTAATTTTCATAATTTATTTTTTTCTGTTAATTGAATCAACAACGTTTTATTATAATTTTTCATAATTTATTTTTTTCTGTTAATTGAATCAACAACGTTTTATTATAATTTTTTATATTTTTTTATAAATACGTTGAAGTTTCAGAAAAAACAATTTATGGGAGAAGAACATATGGATTATTTTCTTTTCTAATGTGTATATATGAATTTGATATGGTTGGGTCATCATTACTACTTAGATTTGTTATATCGAAGCTAATTGCAACGCCATCGTCCAACATATATGCATAAACTTTAGTATTAAAATTGATATATGCTGCATTACCAAATGTGGTAACTTTACTTTCCCAATAAGGACTACCATTTAGAAGAATTCTCATGTTATATGTGGTTGCAGATACATTTACCCCCACAATATTTCCACCTAACTCGATAATATAATTTCCAGCGTCTTCAATGAGAAAATCAAATTTATTTACTGTTATTCTATTATTACCCCCATCAGTATAGCCACTAATGGGTATGAGTGTGTAAACATCTTTCGTTATTGAAGGAGTGAAACTATTTGCACGTCTTAAATATGCAAATCTAAGGTCATACGTAGTATCGTTACCAATAACAGCGTTACCTGTTGTATAAACGTGTCTTGGTCTATAATTACTTTCTTCGCCAATATCATATGCGTTGTCAACACGCATTAATAAGTTACCAGTAAGCTGTGTTTTAGTAATGTTACTATCACCCAATACAATTGAATTAGCACCAATACCAATTGCACAAGCACCAATAACAACAGAATTTACATCTGAATTATTGTAGCCTCTTGTATTAGAACCAATATAGATTGAGTGATTTGATTCTTTCAAACAAGTAGTGCCATCGCTGTGATATCTACCTGCCGAAAATCCAATTGCAATTGTAGATGACCCCGAAATATTGTTTAAAAATGATTGATATCCAATTGCAGTGTTTGTACATCCACTAACATTGAAATACAATGTTCCATAACCAACGCCAGTATTACCATAACCATCAACGCTTGAATACAATGAACATGTTCCGATACCAGTATTTTGTCGTGCTGACAAATTATTTCTTAGTGATAAATAGCCAACACCAGTATTTTCATATCCAGTACCATTACCCCATAACGAACACGTACCTATTGCTGTATTAAAACACCCACTTGAGCTATAATTCATGGACATATAACCAACAGCAGTATTTTGACATCCACTAGTACCGTTTGCAAGTGCAGTCGAACCAATAGCAGTATTATATGAACCACTCGTGTTAGACCCTAAAGTACTTTTACCAATACCCGTATTATGCACACCCAAAGTATTGTGCAATAACGAATTATAACCAAATGCTGCATTAGCAGAACCACTGGTATTACCAGTAAATGAAGTATTTCCAACAATAGTATTCATCGAACCTGTTGTGTTGGTAATACATTTACCAATAAACATATTACCAATTATACAACCAGATTTAATTGCTATGTCGCCAACCTTTAATGCCTGTGTTGAAATATTCCAAGTTAAGCCACTACTTGCACCAACAGAACCTGAATTATTGAATTGAATTTCACCGTTGTTTCCAGCTAAAGTATCGCTAAAATGATGACCATCAAGTAAGTCAGCATTTAGATTTGTGTTCAGCTCTGTTGAGTTAATTATAAATGGTGCAGTAGTACCAGTAACCATTGAGGTAAGAACGTCATTTAATTGTATTGAGTTAAATATTGGATTCCCACATACAGTTTGTTGTGTTTGTTGATAAAGCGATAAATAATTGTTTTCAACATATTCTTTATCGATAAGCGAACGATTGGTATATGAACATCTGTAATCGTGCAAATATTCGAGACCTTTAAATGAACCCAATAAACCTCCAACATATGTATTACCTGTTTCAATGCTAAAGAAACTACTATTTACACCATTATTCAACGAAACACTATATGGCGTGACTGAAATTTTAGATTCATAATAATCATCACCAGAATACATTTCAGCAAGATTATAATCAATATCAATTTCACTATAACAATTATTAGAATTACTAAGCAAATACATTGAACCGTGATCTGAATCAATAGTAATATTTGAATGAGTTGTGTTTACTTCATAAGTTCCACCAATTGAAAGAATATTTCCATCACCACCCTCATATGAGGAATATCCAATACACGCACTAGGACTACCTATAAATAATGTACTATTGTTTGTGTTGATGCTAGTTATACCTGTCAATGTTCCACCTAATACAATAGTACTACCGATTTTAGATAAACCATTACAAGCATAAACATCACCACCTGAACCACTTGAAGTTATTATTATTTCACATGCATTATTAGTAACCAAAGTACTACCACTACCAATAATTGTTTTAAACAAGAACGTTGAACCAGTTTGACCACTATACACAATTGCGCCACTTCCAATGTTTTTATTATTGAATGAGTAAGATGAAGTTGATGCAGATAAATGAATTAAAGCATTATCATCATCCCATACACGTATGGTATTAGGTGTATCTGAAACAATTGATCTTAAAATTAAATCGTTATTATCTTTAAATGCAAATGGTCGTGCACCAACTGTCAAAGTATTGCCAGTTTCTAAATCACCAGTAACAGTATCTATAACAAGATTTATGCCTAGACCACCATTATACACATTTCCAGTTGTCCAACCAGTTTCAGTATATGGAAATGTTGTCGTGCCATTATAATATAAGGGAGCACCAGCAAATTGGAATGTCCCAACCTGATTTGCAATATTTCCACTAATTAATGTCCAACCAGCAATTTCGCTACCACCATCATAATCACTCCAAATCCATGATTGGGTTGTTGGTGCTGATTTGAGATATCCTCTTCTAGCGATACCATCACTCGGAACGCCAATATTAATTTTGCCATCAACCCCCCTATAATAATAATTGTAAAGTGATTGATATGCACCATCAAAAGCATTATTGGTTAAATGGTTAATTGGTAAAGTTTGTATACCTGTAAAGCCACTAAAATATCCCACATTTGTTGCACCAGTAACATAGTCACTTATTGGAAGTAGTGAATCGTATTTCTTTTCGATTAAATCAGTATCAGTTACACCTGTCTTAAACCAAAGTTCAACATTACCTACACTTCCTGAATTTACTAAAACTGTTAATCCAACATATCTTTCACTAATCGGTATTGCTGTAAAAACAGATGATTTTACTGGATATGCAGTATTACCACTATTTAAATATCTTGTATCAATAGGTTTACCTGCATTTATCTTAATGTTATCGTTTAATATGATTGCCATTTTTCTATATTTTTTTAGCTATTTTTTAGTTGCATTACAGATGTAGATGCTGATTGATAATTACTTATATATAATTTATATGTCTGACCACTCCAATATATTGTCCCAACACCAGTTACTGAATTTTCGGCAGGAAATAAATTACCGCCAGCAGATACAACACCACCAATAGTACCATTATTCAATGCATCAACATACCATTTAGTTTTTGACGCACTTGCATTTGGAATTGCAAACCATATATAATCATCAGAACTGCTATTAAATGTGACGTTAATTGTACCCACACTACTTGCAACTATTTTAGTGCCACCAGTAATTAATGATACTGTTGGTGTCGGTCTATTAGCACCAGCAGCACTTCCACAACTACCCACCTTACCATAGAAATATGGATATAAACCAGTTATTGGTTGACTGTTTGAAAAAGTACCAGAAGGACATACACCCCCATAAGGTGCACCTGCACAATTATATGCAGTTTCACCACTTAAATAACATACTATGCTTCCAACAGTATTATTGGTGTTAACTGTTTGATTAAGAAAACAAACACTATTAGGTGAACTTGAGCTAATGATTGAACATGTGCCCCAAATTGACGTATAATCATAACATGAAGAACTACCAATTCTAGTGGAAGCACCACTACAATATACTGGAGAAACAGTACCTCTATTTAATGTCGTAGTACCAGTTACACTAATACTACTACCAATTTCAAATACGAGTGACGGTGAAACGGGATTAGTAAGAACGGTAAATGTGGCGAATGGTGCTGTTAATGTCGGAACTAATGCAGGAACTAATATGGTTTCCAAAATTTTAGAAATACTACAATTTGCTATTGATGTTCCAGCAGCTAGTCCACCAACAGTACACGTGGTAGGTGAGGCACAAGTATATAAACCATCACCACCAGTACCACCAGACATTAACACAACCTTTTTAATATCGTCTCGATATGTTAAGACAAATTTATCGGTAGTTAAACTTGCACCACTTAGTGTGATTGGTATATATCCACCTAAACCATCGGCTAAAGTCAAACCACTTGTTGTGGCAATTCGTGTTTCACCTGATAGTGTCAATTGACTACCAGCCAATTGTTTGAATGTAGTGTCCTCTAAATTTGGACGAGTATAAAATCCCATATATTTGATGATTAGATGTTTATAATATTATTTTCAAGTATTTTTGAAAGATTTTTACTTTCATTACTTTAATCATGTAAGGGTAATTAACAATTACAAATATTTCGATCTGATGATGTTAAACATAAATACTAAAAAATTAAATAATGTCAAAACCAATATGAAACGAAAAACCCTGCAAGTTTTTCACTCACAGGGTTTACTTTTTTCGAAAAAAATCGGCATGACCGATAAAAACCATTCTTAACCTATAAATTAAATGTTAGGCGGTATGCCCCGTTTTTAGCTAAAAACTCTGATACCAACAACCAAAAAAGTTTCGCACAGAATAACTGAGCATTCGTAGCGGGAGCAGGACTCGAACCTGCGAGGTCAAATGACGGAAGGTTATGAGCCTCCTAAGATACCAACTTCTATCATCCCGCAATATATTTTTATTTAAGAACTATCCACTTGGGAATATAAATACGTTCCAGTTTCGAAAAAGCTAATCTTTTTTCAAGACATTTTGAACATTTCTTTTTCCCAATAAAATATTTTTTACATCATCCTTACCTTCAATGATTGCATCGGGGTCGAGTAAGAAATCTTCAACATTGCCAATAATTAATGGTAATTCGGCAACTTCTCTTATTTGTTTCTCGTGAAAGTCTGCTTCTGGATGAAAATTTACACCCTCATTTACACCCTCATTTACACCCTCAGTTACGGCATCACTTGCAGTATCATTTACGGCATCAGGATTTACTCCCTCACTTACCCCCTCATTTATTCCCTCAGTGTGAACAATATCATATGCAGTCTGCTGTATTTTTTCATTTTCAACATCATGTTCCAAATAACTTACATCTTCATGCATAATCCTTTTCAATTCTTCCTGCGCATCCATACCCTTCGGTTCGAAGCTATCGTTAGGAGTTAATCCTTTTCCTTCCATGAATTTATTACGCATATCATCCAACATTGCATTACTTCTCACATCACCAACAGTTTCCAAATTTGCTCTATCTATCGCAGCCTCCACAGAATATGGACTACCAACTGCGACATGTATCTTACTCATATCACTTTCCAACTTATCAATATCACCATCACCATACTTCTTTTTACCTGCATTTAATTTATTGTACTTAAATCTATCATCTTCAATCCTAATTTCCATAGTATCGTTATTGAAAATACAATCTTTAAATGTTTGACCATCTGTTGCAAACCTTGCTTTAATAATTCTAATGTTAGCTAAATGAGCTTCCTTTTGGTCTGGTGTTTTAGCCACGCTCATAAAGAAGTGAGCTTTCTGAATTCTCTTAATACTACCACCTGATTGATGTGCTTCCACAAACTCAGCATCGAAGCCTGAACGGTTCGATTGAATGGCTGTCCATGCAGGTATATCAAAATCAGATGCAAGTGTCTCAAAACCCTTAATAATAGCTAATTCAGCCTCATTTCTGTCTGGTGTGTCTTTCTTATGTGACTCTAAACAGTCAAGGTAGTCAAGTACAAGTAAATCGAACTTGAAGTTCCATTTTTTCTCATAACCTGCCATCCAGTTACGAATATCAACCATGGTTGTATTCTCCTGACTAAATCGTTTGATTACAAGTCTACCCTTACCCCTTAATGAATCAGCTTTCTTATGAACAAGTTCTTTCGCCTTGGCAAGATTATTGTCGGTCTGACTTAATGCGATACCAGTCCAAATAGTATAGTGCTTACGCTTAATCTGGTCTTTAGTATCTTCGAAGATAATTTGTGCAACATTCTTTTCATCTTCATATGCAGTGTTAGCAATCTTGGTGAGTATTGTTGTTTTACCAACGCCAGAAGGTGTTAAAATAACTCCAATTTCACCCTTACCCAATCCACCACCAGTTAATGAGTCAATTACTTCAATACCTGTTGGTATTGTCTTTCTAAACTCTAATCTTAATGCCGAATCGATATTATCAATAACTTCTTCACAATCATCCTCTTGTTCACCAATGTGTGCAACCTTTTGAAATCTCTCTTCAATGTAGGCTACAGTGTTTTTACCCTTAATATCACCATTTTTAGTCTTTTCGATGATATATTCACCAATCTTACGGTACTCCTGTTGTTTTATAAAAGTATTGGTTGCAGTTTGTACAACATCACCATTATGCAGCAACTCTTTGTTGATGACTCTTTGATTCCATAATTCAATACGCCTGATTGCAGAAAATAATGATTCTTCTTCAATAATGTTATTGGGAGTCTTGAATTTGTTAATTGCTTGGTGAATGCTTTGATTTTGTAAGTTAGGTACTTTACCAAATTCCTTAAAAAACTCTAATATTACTATGAACAACCTTTTTAAATTTGGGTCATCAAAGTACTCAATTGCTAACGAAGGTATTGTTTTTTCAGCATATTCGGGCGATACCAATAACTGCCACATTAGGTGTTGTTGGAATTCAGGACCGAGATATGCAGTAAGTGTATTTTCTGTAATTTCGCTCATTATGTAAATAAAAGAATGTTAAAAAAAGGCAGTCACAATATAGGGAAAATAACATGAAATTAATAAACCCTTGTGTGACTACCAATATACTATTGATTGCTTAAGTGGTTTTATTAAGCCTTCTCAACATTTGCTCTCTTTGTAAGGGAGAGAGACATCTTATCTCAACAATAGATAATCCCCTAAGATTGATTAAATCATAATCATCCCACATGTTCTTCACATCACTTTTCTTAATCTTTTCAAAGATTAAGTCAGTAATATCAGACATTGCATACACAACATCAGCTGACCACCTAGCGACAGGATTAAATCCATCGACATAAAAAACCCTTTCCACAATTGGCTTATTGTTTATATATAACCCAATCTTACATTCAACACCCCTAATTGTTTTTTCTTCAATCTGCTGAACTATTGATTGTGGAATGTAACGCAATTCGTTCCTATATGATTGAGGATACAAATTAATCATTTTTTGATGATACTGGAATAGCTCGTAAGATACCTGTGCACCTTCTTCGTTTGTAACATCTTCTCTTCCAACTTCAATATCTGTTTGATAACTTCTCTTGGAGAGACATTTTTGCAATTTTGTAATTGCCCGTGGTAAAATTTCCCTAATATCAATAGAATATCTGGTAAAGGGATTGAATTGGTCTGCATCGAATATATTTTCACATAGTAGAACATCGCCTTGATGTAATGAAAATTTTAACTCGTTGTTGTATTCCTTTTCACTCATTTTTTTAAAGTTTTAAATTGTTTATAACATTACAAATGTACAGCCAATCTTTCAAAGTTCAAAGACTTTTATAAATTATTTTTATGCTTTTTTTGAAACTCTGTAAGTAGTTGTTTCTCATGCATAACGACAGTATAAAATGGCTCAATATATTGAACGAATGTACTTTTATACACAGTTAAAAATTCATCTGCCATCATCATAGGTAGTAATTGTTTCGTTCCACGGTCTTCTGGTGATAATGGAAGTTCTAATTGTTCTAATTCATGTTCAGCCATTTCATTAAGCATTGGTTCACGCAAATTAGTTAACAGATAGTTCATTTTCAATCTTTCAACACCATTTACAATGTTTTCAAGTGCTAATATAGGTTTCTTTTTGTTCTTACCCTTACCAGAGATTCTTTCAGCATTAATTGCTGCTGCTTTTTGACAAATTTCCCTTACACTTACATGTTTGAATTTTAATTCTGGAAAGTATTTCAGTAAAGTATCTTCACCGACACCTTTAATTCCAGCAATATTATCAGCAGTATCGCCACAAATAATCTTCAATGTTAATGCATTACTGTAGTGATGATCAAAATGCATCATATAGTTCGACTTGGTTACTGGCACATTAATATTTGGGAACAATATTGTAATGTTCAAGTCAAAGAATTGTGCAAAATCACGGTCATTAGAATACAACCAAATTTCTTCATCATCACTATGACGTAAACAATATGCAGCAATTAGGTCATCGGCTTCAATGTCGGCACATTCGATTTGCCTTAAGAATAATTCTTCGGCATATTGTTGTATTCTACACCTTTGTTTCAAAATGGACTGCTCTTTCATTTTTTCTGCACGAATCTGAGCAGTAGTCATTTCTATTCTTTTATGCCATTCTTTGTGTTTTCGGTTTGCCTTATATGCCATATCAATACGATAACGATATATGCCACCACCTTCTCCGTCCCAAACCAACACAACTTTATTTATCATATGGTTTTTAATGAGCATACGTATGGTGGTGAGAAAGGAATACAAACCGCCAACATGCCCGAATTTGGCGGTTTGTACATCTTTTGCTCCATGATAGGAACGTTTTAAAAGATTTGAAGCATCAACTAATAACGTTCGTGTTTCCATTATTCTCTTATTTCTCCAGTTTCTTCATCGACATTGATATCATCAGGCATATCACTTCCAACAAGATTATCTGTGTATGACTTTTCAATCACTTTACCATCGGCATCCATTGGTTTACCTGAAATGGTCATGTTGTCAACATCCACACCATATACACCAATTGCTTCAAAAGCATTACGGAAATGAAGAATACTTTGTTTCTTGAATGCATCTACACTTGCTTTATCTGCACCAATAAATCCAAACGGTGTTGATATGATTTTACCTTCCATTGAAATACCGCCTCTTTCACTATCAACATGATTCTTTGCAATGTTTACTTTATTTTCGAATCCAAAGTTAACGTCACGACCTTTACTTGTTGCAGTTGCCCTTGCAGTTCCGTGAGTTAAAATACCACCAAAGTGATATATAAGCCTCGAACCAGAGAAGAATGTTTCACCACCCTTATGTCTAACTACTTTATTCATACTATCATACCAAATTTTCTGTACAGCAGCAATTGTATTAGTATATGGACTATCAAGACTTCTGCTACTTGGAATAGTGCTATTGAGCAGTGACATGAATGCTTTTTCATAAGCACCAGCATTCCACATGTTGTTGTTGGTATCGTTATGTTCGAGAGCATTAACTGATTGAGTACACTTCAAAGTACCAATTGAGTCAATTGCGAAAAATATATCAAATGGTAAGTCACCCTGTTCTTGTAGGTCGAGATAATAATACATTACCTTTCCCAAGTCTTCAATTGATGCTTCTTTTCTGTCTTTATCATATAACTTTGTGAAGTTATCGACAATCCATTTATTCCTAACAATTTCGTAATTGCCATTCCAATCAAATCCCATATTGGTTAACCTTACGTTTCCTTTGTCGATATTACCTTCGGTATCAATGATAACCACGAAGTCACCAGCTTTCTGTGCATTAACTGCTGCACGCATTAAAGCAGTTGATTTACCTGTGTTAGAGTATCCTCTAAAAAGAGTAACATATCCTTTAGGTACACCGAACATTCCAGTTGCCTGTTCCAACGCATCATCAATCGGAATCCATTGGAGTTCTTTAACGCCTACCATTGTTGGTGAAGCAATCTTAGTCCTGAATTTGTTAATGTCAAAATTTTTCTTTGCTGTTGGCACTTGTGCTTTTGCAGGTGCTGCCGTTACTGATGTTGCTGCCACAGGTGCTGCTGGTCTACGTCCTTTGTTGTTTGATGGAACGTCTTCATCTTTTTTTATTGCCATTTCTAAACTTTATTAAAATATTGTTCTTATTTTTTCGAGATATAATAAATGTTTTTCTTTAGTATCCAATAAAGTGCCCTCAATTGTTTCAAACATTAATGTAGTTTCATCTAACACTAAATAACGATGTATAAATCGATGAAATTTTTTATCAATAACAATTACATCATCAATGAAATTATAGTTCCAATGGTGAGGATTTTCATTGACAGATAGTTTTAAATCTCTCGAAAGATTTTTATATTTACCTGTTTTATAAATTTTTAACTTATCCGCTTTCATTTGCTTATGACAGTATCCTAAACGATTATATTTTTCTATACTTCTTAATCGTTCTTTTTCGCAAAATTCGGGATTTTCACGCAGTTTTTTTTCTCTAAAGTCTGCAACTTCTTTACAACAACATTTACATTTATTTAAATGTCCATCCCTCATTTTGGGATGGACATAGAAATCATCTAATTCCTTAACATTTCCACATCTAATACACTTTTTCATATCTCAAGTTTATTATAAATACTTAGAAAGGTTAAAAAAGTTTTCCGTTCTAAAATGGCAGATCATCGTAATTTGTTGCGCCTTCGGCAACTGGTGTTTCAGCAAGCGGATTAGCTACTGGTGCACTTACTGGTGCAACTGGTGCACTTACTGGTGCAGCTACTGGTGCACTTACTGGTGCACTTACTGGTGCAGTTTCAGCAATAGCAGTTTTACCTAAGTCCATTGCATCGTCTTTGTAAGTACCAACTTGTGATGGGGTGATGTTACTGATTGTAACATAATCTTCATCAAGGTCAGATGCTTGTTCAAAATCATCTTCTGTATCTGCGTCAAGATTACGTTGACGATTGTTTGCAAGTTCTTCTAAATCAGGACGACCGGGGAATACCCAATGTTTATTCGTCTGGTCAGTATCATCCCAATAAGGGTTTGAACCGCTTGCAACCATTTCAAGAAACTCGTAAGGAGTGGTGTTAGGTGCTTTCTTAGGTTGAAATACTTCTCTCCAAGTAATATCGTCATCAAGCCATTGCCTTGCAACAAGTGAATCGGCATGAAGTGGTGATTTACCACGAGCAGTAATAGCCGAAATAGTTTTGTAAACGTGACCGTTAAATTCACTGTCGGTCATAATGATAGCTAAGTCCGTGCCATCAACTGGACTTGAAAAGTCTGCCTGTTGGCTTTCGTAGAACTCGTTTAGAATAGGAAGCAATTTGTCGAGTGTACCTTGGTTTTTGAAGTTGCTCTTGAATCTCCAAAATTTAACACCATCTTTTTCAGCACCTTTGTCGATACCACGAACAATGTAGAATTTCTTGGCTTCCCATTTAATGGCTTCCTTATAGATTTCATCATTCTTAGCTTTAACAACAAGCTGAGTTGCATTCATATTCTCTTTTTTAACACCTTTTAAGGAAGGGTCTTGTTTTGCAAGCCATTTCTTGTTTTGTGCACATAAAGGACAAGCAGCAGGAATCATAAGTGGTGCGCCATTACCGTCAAGTTGTGGTACGCCATTAATCATTTTCTGTACTTTTTGGTCGTTGTGCGCAGGACAGTAGATTACTGTACCGTGTTTCTTTTTGCCACCAGCTGCATTAGTGGTAACCACATGAAAGAATGCTTCTTCAATGTGTTTCCTGTTTTTCTTCGGTGGAAGAATACGAAAGATTTCTTTAGTTTTACGTGGTACGAAATATTTCGCCAATAAGTCTTCACGTGATTTTTTGCCCGAACCTTGGGTCTGTTTTTTCTGATAATCAGAAAACATTTGTTTTAGGTCTTCATGACCGCCTTGATTTTCCATTTTAATTTGGATTACAGTTAAAGTTATTTACAATTATTATTTCAATTATTAATTACAATTTTAATAACACCACAAAAGTAGTCTTCATTTTACATAAATACAAGCATTTTAAAAAAAATATCATTTTTAATGAAAAAAAGGATGAAATATCTTTTCAGTACTTCATCCCCTCTTTTATTAATTTAAACCTATCTTTCTTTAAGTAATTTAAGTTCTGCACTCAATTCCTTTATTGCGTTAACTAATATTGGAATCAATGATGACTCATTATATTTCAAATGCTCAATGTCGTCATTTCCTATGATTACTGGATTCTCACCCTCTAAGGCTAATATGTCTTGTGCTTTAAAACCATATCGTATACCACCATTAGGTTCATCAATACATCTTGATGTCCTGAATTGATAAGCAATAGGATTTAACTCAATTACAAAATCTAATCCATAAGGTACTGATGTGATATTCATCTTGTCTCTTTCATCAGATGTGGTTGTCCAAGCTACTTTAGCTACAGCACAAGTGGTACTGTCATTACCAATTACAACATAATTACTTTCTGTAGTGATATTGAGTAAAGCATCAGCACCTGAACATTGACCAATAGCAACATTATTACAACCTGTGGTGACATTACAAAGTGCATTAAAGCCATTAGCTGTGTTATAACAACCAGTTGTATTCTTATAAAGTGCATTTGCGCCATTAGCTACGTTATTACAACCAGTTTGATTACTAAGTAATGCAGAATAACCGCTTCCAGTATTAAGACTACCAGTTGTGTTAACTAAGAGTGCCCATACACCATCGGCTGTGTTATTACAACCTGTTGTGTTATTACGTAATGAACATGCACCATCGGCTGTGTTATTACAACCTGTTGTGTTACAGCGTAATGAACATACTCCATTAGCTACATTATTACTACCTGTTGTATTCCTATTAAGTGCATATGAACCATTTGCTACGTTATTACAACCTGTTGCGTTCTCATTAAGTGCCTCATAACCATTAGCTACGTTATTACTACCAGTTATGTTCCAATTAAGTGCATATGAACCATTAGCTACGTTATTACTACCCGTTGTGTTGCAATAGAGTGCTTGCCTACCATTAGCTATGTTATCACTACCATAAGTATTTTTATTGAGTGCATTCACACCATTTGCTGTATTACTTTCACCCTCTGTGTTGCTATAGAGTGCATTCATACCATTTGCTACATTAAAGTTACCCGTTGTGTTGCTATAGAGTGCTTGATAACCATTTGCTGTATTAATAGCACCACCTGTGTTGCTATAGAGTGCTTGATAACCATTGGCTACGTTACTAAAACCCTCAGTATTATTATAAAGTGCACATGCACCATTAGCTACATTATTATAACCAGTTGTGTTGTTAAAGAGTGCTAGTGCACCATTAGCTACATTATCACATCCACCTGTGTTCATATATAGTGCTTGATGACCAATAGCAACATTATTACAACCAGTTGTGTTGGCACGTAATGCCAGAAAGCCTTGTGCAATGTTATTACAACCTGTAGTATTACTAAAGAGGGCACATGAGCCATTAGCTACATTAAAACAACCTGTTGTATTACAAGCTAATGCTTGATAACCATTAGCAGTGTTATTTCTACCACTAGTATTTTTAATTAAAACACTACTACCAATTGCCGTGTTACCACTAGCTGTAGTGTTTGCGTAAAGTGCACACATACCAATTGCTGTATTGAAACAACCTGTTGTATTGCTACGAAGTGCATTTGTACCAATTCCAACAAGATTATTAACTGTGTTGCTATATAATGCCTCACAGCCTTGTGCAATGTTATTACAACCTGTATTGTTGTTATATAATGCCTGATTGCCTTGTGCAATGTTATTACTACCTGTAGTATTGTATTGCATTGCCTGATAGCCTTGTGCAATATTACCACTACCTGTAGTATTAAATGCTAATGCCACATTGCCTTGTGCAATGTTGTTAGAACCTGTAGTATTGTTAATTAATGTCACAAAGCCTTGTGCAATGTTATTAGCACCTTCAGTATTGTAATATAATGCACATAAGCCTTGTGCAATGTTTTGACAACCTGTTGTGTTGCTATATAATGCCGAATTGCCTTGTGCAATGTTATCATAACCTGTTGTGTTGGCACGTAATGCATTATTGCCTAGTGCAATGTTATTAGTACCTGTTGTGTTGTTAAGTAATGCCGAATTGCCTTGTGCAATGTTATTACAACCAGAAGTATTGGCACATAATGCCTGAAAGCCTTGTGCAATGTTATTACAACCTGTAGTGTTGTTAGATAATGCAAATTGACCAATACCAATGTTACTAATACCTTCAGTATTGTTATATAATGCTCCACTGCCTTGTGCAATGTTATCAGTACCTGTTGTGTTGGCTTGTAATGCTCCAAAGCCTTGTGCAATATTACCACAACCTGTAGTGTTAAGTGCTAATGCCCCAAAGCCTTGTGCAATGTTATTACTACCTGTAGTATTGCTATATAATGCATTATTGCCTTGTGCAATGTTATTAGTACCCGTAGTATTGCTATATAATACATAATAGCCTTGTGCAATGTTATCAGTACCTGTTGTGTTACTATATAATGCCCAAAAGCCTTGTGCAATGTTATCACTACCTGTTGTGTTGGCACGTAATGCAGAACTGCCTTGTGCAATGTTATTAATACCTTCAGTATTGCTACGTAATGCCCCATTGCCTTGTGCAATATTATTACAACCTGTAATATTGCTATATAATGCACATAAGCCTTGTGCAATGTTATCTCTACCCGTAGTATTGCTACGTAATGCACATAAGCCTTGTGCAATGTTATTACTACCAGTAGTATTGCTACGTAATGCACATAAGCCTTGTGCAATGTTTTGACAACCTGTTGTGTTGCTATATAATGCCTCACAGCCTTGTGCAATGTTATTACGACCTGTAGTGTTAAGTGCTAATGCCCCAAAGCCTTGTGCAATGTTATTAGTACCTGTTGTGTTGTTAATTAATGCCGAATTGCCTTGTGCAATGTTATTACTACCTGTAGTATTGCTGAGTAACGCCTGATAGCCTTGTGCAATGTTATCACCACCTGTAGTATTGACTTGTAATGCCGAATTGCCTATAGCAATGTTATTACCACCACTTATATTGCCCCATAATGCACAACTGCCTTGTGCAATGTTATCACAACCTGTAGTATTGGTATATAATGCCCAACTGCCTTGTGCAATGTTATTACAACCTGTTGTGTTGCTATATAATGCCCCATAGCCTTGTGCAATGTTATCACCACCTTCAGTATTGTAATATAATGCCGAATAGCCTTGTGCAATGTTATTACAACCTGTTGTGTTGCTATATAATGCCTCACCGCTTTGTGCAATGTTATCAGTACCTGTTGTGTTGTTAAATAATGCCTGACTGCCTTGTGCAATATTATTACTACCTTCAGTATTGTTAAATAATGCCTCATTGCCTTGTGCAATGTTATTATAACCTGTTGTATTGCTATATAATGCACATAAGCCTTGTGCAATGTTATAACAACCTGTAGTATTGTTAATTAATGCCGAATTGCCTTGTGCAATGTTATCATTACCTGTAGTATTGCTATAGAGTGCTTGTGAGCCTTGTGCAATGTTATCATTACCTGTAGTATTACTATAGAGTGCTTGATTGCCATTAGCAGTGTTTCGACAACCAGTTGTGTTCATATAGAGTGCAGAAAAGCCATTAGCTACGTTATTATTACCTGTCGTGTTGCTAAAGAGTGTAGAATAACCATTAGCAGTATTACCTTCACCAGTTGTGTTAGAACGTAGTGCCACAGCACCATTTGCAACGTTATAACCACCAGTTGTATTGCTAAGTAATGCAGCATAACCATTAGCAGTATTACCTTCACCAGTTGTGTTGTTAAAGAGTGCTTGAACACCATTAGCACTGTTATAACCACCTTCGGTGTTGCTATAAAGTGACTCATAACCATTAGCGGTGTTATAACAACCTTCAGTGTTGCTATAGAGTGCTTCTACACCATTAGCAGTGTTATAACAACCAATTCTATTGTTATAGAGTGCACTATAACCATTAGCAGTATTACTACAACCACTACTGTTCCAAAAAAGTGCACACACACCATTTGCTACGTTATTACTACCAATTATATTATTATAAAGTGCTTGCACACCATTACCAGTGTTCCAATTACCATGAGTGTTATTATAAAGTACCTGTACTCCATTAGCAGTATTATAAAAACCTCTTGTATTGCAATAAAGTGATTGATAGCCATTAGCTGTGTTATATAAACCTGTTATATTACTAAAGAGAGCACAAACACCATTAGCCGTATTACCATAACCTGTCGTGTTGTTACGAAGTGCCACAGCACCATTTGCAACGTTATCAGAACCTTCGGTATTACAATAAAGTGCTTGACAACCGATTCCAATGTTATTACAACCACTAGCGTTGTTAAATAGTGCCTGATAACCAACAGCAACATTATCACAACCAGTAGTATTAAGGTAAAGTGCTGTATTTCCAAGTGCTATATTATTGTGACCAATATTACTATTACTAAGGGTGCTATTACCAATTCCAATATTATTACACCCAGTTGTGTTACCAACAGCACCCTGATAACCAATTCCGATATTATTACTTCCAGTTGTGTTGTTGCGAAGTGCATGTCCTCCTGTGGCTACATTATAACATCCAGATGTATTGAATGTAAGTGCACCTGCACCAGAGGCAATATTACTACAACCACTTGCATTAAAATAAAGCGCATATCCTCCAATAGCTAAATTACAATTACCAACAGTATTACGATTAAGTGCATATGCTCCAATTGCAACATTACAATCACCAACAGTATTTGACATGAGTGCTTCACAACCCACTGCTATATTTTCATAACCGCTTGTGTTACTGTGTAATGTTTGACTACCAACAGCAATATTATTAGCACCAGTATTTCCACTACTACCAGCATAATGCCCAAGAAAAATTGAATTAGACCCACTTAGAGGTATTTGCAAGATTGTAACTCCACTGATTTGATAACCATTAGCTGTGTTCAATTTAGTGTCACTACCTATACTTAAGGTATAATTACCATCAATATTCGTATCTTGGATTAGTGTTCCACCTAAAGTAATGTCATTTCCAACTCTCGTAAGACCATTACTTGCACCACTTACAGTATTTCTTGTGTATACATTAAAAACACTAATGTCCAATTTATCATCCAATAATAAATCGGTTTCTGATTTTGTATAGGTATTTCCTGTGTATACATTAAAAACACTAATGTCCAATTTATCATTTAATAATAAATCAGTATTTCCTGTGTATACATTAAAAACACTAATGTCCAATTTATCATCCAATAATAAATCGGTTTCGGATTTATTATAAGTATCTCCAGATAATAACATTACATCGCTATTAATAGCATTAAAATTATCATCAATATTTTTTGCAAATACTTGTGTTGTTGTTACTCCATCGGTAACACAGATTTTTATTATATTACTCATACTATATTAAGTTTACCATTTTTTACAATTATCTAATAATATTTTATTGAACATAAATCCAGTTGGATATTGTCTACCACAATCAATCACGTTTGGGGATTTATGCATAATTTCATTGGAGACAATGCTAAATGAAAGTGTTTGTTTGCTTTCATAGTAGTCACCATTCTTCATTCTAATTTGTAGGTAATAGTCCTGTGGAATTAACCAAGAAGTATCGAGATTGAAATAGTATCCACTATTTGTCCTATTAATGGGTGTAAATGGTATTACATCTATCTCATATTTACTACCAATTGTTGTGAATATTCTATACTCAAGCTCCAAAGGCACAAATTTGTTTTGATTTGGATACAATTCTTTTATTGTTAGTTTAATTTTTCTAACATTACCTGACACAAGTTTTTCTCTTTCACCAATTCCCCAAAAATAAAAGAAGTAATTATCAAAATTAATGTCATTAGAATTGTCAAAGCCATAATAACCATTCTGTGATATCAGATAAAAATCACCAATATATTCACTTGTTTTACCGTTTATCGTCAAATACCATTTATCATTAAATAATACGGCATCTGGATAGTCATCAGAACTTACAGTTAAGTTTATTTTAGATATGCCCTTACCCACACTTATAATAGAACTGCCCGATAAAGTATCGATTAAATCACCATCTTGGTCATAAATTTCTACCTTATTAACGATAACATTTTGGAGACTGTTATTCGAATAAAAATATAATGAATTTTCTTTGTCTAAATAAAAATAGTTTCTATCGTCAATAATGATATCGTCAATGGTAGTTTCAAGGTATGGTTCATACCAAGTATTTGTGCCTTTTGCATGAAATGCCACCGCTTCTCTGAACTCTGTTTTTTGTTCTTCAAATGCCTGTGGAAATTTAATACCAATACCATAAGTATCACCTGTAAACATTGTAACACCAGTATAGGCAGCACCAAACAGTCTCTGATTTATGTAATTAGTTATATCAATATCAATATCTTCATTACCAACATCAAAATGTTGAATACCTAAAGTTTGAGTGACATTATTTTGATATGCGCCAATATTATTCCAAAGTACGTTTGTCTTTCCTGAAAACCAGTTTGATGCTTGCTCAACAGGATTTAACACCACAGTATCGTTAAAATTTAAATCATAACCACTACCACCATCCCAAGCCTGATTAATATTGAAGAAGTCTAAATCAAAACTAGATGCTCTATTAATTGCAGTTGTATAAGATTTTTTACCAATATATTGTGGAGCATAACTAATTGTATTAGTCAAATGAAGTACATGCTTCATTGGAGAATTTGGGGTTAATAAACCTTGAGCTATTTTTGACTCTAGGTTACTTAGGTCAATATCCAATATAAATCTCGTAACCTCTGCATTACTAGTACCATAAGATATTTCAGTAACTGGATTTGATGCATTGTTAGTTACGTTATTTTTAATTAACGTATTATTCTGAGAAAAGTATGACCTAAAGACTGACATGCTGTTTTTTTATTATAAATACAGGAAAAGAAAAAAGACTACCAATTGGCAGTCTCTTTTATTTCTTTATAATTAAAATTTATTGTTTTGGCGACATTGGTATCTTCAATGGGTTTGGAGTTCCATATGTTTCTTCGATTTCGTCGCCAACATTGTGTGGTTTGAATCCGAGCAGAATATCTTCTTCTTCCTTATTGCCTGCGTCTTGTTGTAATATCTGTGGCTTACCGTGTGGTGTCATCGGAGTACCATATGTAGTATCCATTGCATGACTCATACCAATTTCAGTGTTTCCACCACCCATTTTCTCTGCATCACAAGCTGCATTAGCTTGTGCAGAAGCCTCTGGGTCGTCTTTTGTAGTGTAGTACTTAGGGTCTTCACTAAGATGGTCTAAAACGATTTCTAATGCCACTGTAGGGTCATCTGTATGTTCCATTTCAACCTTTAATCCCATTAGAACTTGTTTTTGGTCGAATTCTTGTACTTCTTTATTATCACCTAATCCACCTTTTAATTGTTCACCATTTTCTTCTTTATCTTGCTCAATACTATCAATACCTGCACTCGATTCTTCTTTTTCATGTAAATCAAATTCACCTTTGAATTGCTGTTGTACTGGCTGTTTTGGCTGACCTAAGTTTCCAGCAGGAATCTCTTCATCAATATTTACTGCTGTTTGTGGTTTTTTCTTTTCTACTGGATAGTCAGATTTTGGTTTGAAGTGACTTCCAATAGGATTTGGATAATCGCCTTCTTTTTTCTTTTTCTTACCTTCATTCATTCGTGCCAAATAATCTGCATATATTGGTGCTGATGCTACTCTTATTCTTTCTCTATATTCCTCAATTGGTATATCTATTGCACTTTGACCTCTCATTGCTAAATCTTTTCTAACAACTTCAATTGCTTGCTCAATAATATCATATTTAGGATTAGATTTATCATAATAATGCTGACCTAAGTTAGCCGTTTGTGGATTGTCCATAACAATAGGTGCTTCATCAACGAACTTATTCAATTCAGGAGATTTAACTCTAAGTGCTGGATTTGTAGGCTTCTGGTCGCCATATTGCTGGCTCGTTACCATTGGGTCTTTAGGTGCTCCACCGAATGGATATGAATCGATTTTTTGCATTGCCTGCATGTATTCTTCATCAATTTCTGGTTCAACTTCTGGTTCACCGCTTTCGAAATCAGCAAATTCACTAACCACGTCAATAATTACAGATTGCTGTTGTCTTGCGTTAAAGTTTTTCACCGCCTGTGAATCGCTATTCACACTTATGCCGTGTTCATCACCATAACCCATCGTAAATTCAAATAAATCTGTTCTGATGATATTCCAAACGCCATCTTGGTCACCCTGTTCAGCACTAACCTTAAATGAAAATCTCATTTTAGTTCCAGCTTGGTCGGTAGCAATGACTTCAACATAGCTTTCATTACCTTCTGATTGTGTGTTAGTTTCGTCAACTCTGAGTTTATGGCTTGCAAGGTCGCCCCATGCACTACCTAAATAAGTGTAAACGTCATTACTATTGTCAAAACCTTCGTGTAGGCTAACCTTATTTACCTTTTGCATCATTTCAAAGAGTCTTTCTTTGCTGCCTGCTACGTTGAATAATTTATTACTTTTCATATTGTTTCTTTATTCGTATATGATTGGATTATTTTTACCAAATTCTCTCATTAATACGCCAGCTAATGAGTTTGCCTCGTTTTCTTCTGCGCTTCCAGTTTCACCTGAATTTGGCTTAAGCTTTCCTTCTTTATCTTGTTTATAATGTACTAATTCATGAGCTAATGTTCTAAGCATATCACCTAAATTTCGATTCGCTGCTATAACAAGTATTTCGTGAGCTTCTGGATTATAATTACCAAAAGACTTTCTTGTTTGTGCATCTGTTTCATCAAACGAAAGATTCACTTTGGGTAATTTATCCAAATTAAGCTTATCGCCAGCAAACTCCATGAAGTTTTTAACCACTTCACTCTTTTTATCGGGTGAAAGGATTTCTTCATTAAGTTTACTAACTCTACCCATCATTTGGAAGAGTCTTTCTTTTGAACCAGTTGCTGGAAGTATTCTCATTTATTATATGTCGTTAAAACTATTTTGAACATCGGTCTTTGACTGCTGTGGCAAATCATCGAAGTCTGCAACGAAAGTACCGTCTGGCATTTCTTTAATACCTTTACTCACTTCCCCTTCCTTTTGTTGATTAAACCAGTTACCTTCCCAATAGTCATTTAAATTGAAATAGTATGGATACGAAACATTCGTTTTACTCATAAGCTTCTGAACATTAGTTGGTTCACGTACTTCTTCAACATCAGTTGTCAATACGTTTAACTTAGCATCCAATGCTTGGCTCATGCTGCTCAACATTTCCAACTGGTCATGTATTGCTTTCATTGCTTCGATATTGCTCTTAATTATTTCATTCTGCACATCATCTACAGCAGGTATTGGCTCTGCTGTTGGTACAACAGGCATTCCACCTTCTGGTGCACCGCCTGCTGGTGGCATTCCACCTTCTGGTGCAATGTCTGGTGAAGGAATATCTGGTGGTACAGGTGCTTCTGCTGGTGCAGCAGGTGCTCCCCCCATTGGTTGATCATTTGATGGTGCGGGTGGTACTGCGCCACCTGCTGGTTTAGGTGCATCTTCTTGCTCGCCAGCCTCATTTGTTTTTGGAAGTTCGTCAAACTCTTCATCAACACCCACTAATGGACGATAATTCGGGGATTCATTGACAGTATCTTTTACCCTGTAATCAACACGGTGCATGAACTCCTTGAGAGCTTGTTCATGAAGTTTTGTTTTTATTTCTATCATTGGTGTATGTATTAGTATTGTTCCCTTAAAAGCATACGTCCATCAGGTGTAACATATTGACGGTCAAGACGTTCAATTAAACCCTCACGTTCATCAAGAACCACTTTTTTACTATTATTTGATTTTTTTATCGTTGTTTCATTTTCATTATCGTTAGAACCAACAAAATCATCGAGTACTTTAGCTATGTCATTTTTCATAATATAAGTTATTTTATTATATAAATACTCCGAAATAGATAAAATTCGTACAATAAATTACAAGAAACAACTATTTACTAAGGATTGTGATTATATATCTTTTAAGTTGTTTAAATTCGGGTAATATCTTGTAATAGTGTTGATATGAAATTCCTTCTTCATCGAGGAATCCAGTCTCTGTTCTTTCTGCAATTCTAAACAATAAATCGTCAACATCAAATTTAAAATACTGATACATTTTTAAATTAATGCCAAAAATAACGTTATCAACTAAAGCATATAGCATTTCATTTTTGTAGTTATAAGTAGCATCTATATTTGTTGGCAACCCATTCATTAGGTCATCTACGTTTTTAATGTGAAAAAATACGGGGTCGTGGTTGATGTATTTATATTTAGGTATGAAGTAATACTCAGGTATCGATTTTATGAAATTCTCAACTCCCTTTACGTGAAGTCCTTTATTTTCATCGAAGCTACATTCCCAATATAATTCATTTGTGATGATTCTTCTCTCAAGAATATTCGTATTTTTGATGATTTCATTGTTTGGATTGGAAGCCTTCATAAACGACCAACCGACATATAGTGTAGGTAAATCCCTATCAAGTTTATCATATTCAGTTGCGACATTAATGTAGTTCACGTAATCAACTTTTGTATGATTAACCAATTCCTTTTCATAAACAATGTTAGCGAGTTTCATTTTATATCTTATTTTTATCCACAATAGCCACACCCTTTTGGGTAACTACCCACGATGCACATTTGTTTGCATATTCAATTGCGCTGCAAATATCGTCATTATAAATGAAATCTGCAACAAGTCCCGCAATAAAAGTATCACCAGCACCACTTAGATCACGTACAGCATGTTCTGATTCAATAGGAAATAATCTTACTTCGCCAAACATATTTAATTCAGCACCTGATTTTCCTTTGGTAATAATAATGCCAATCAATTCACTGTTAAGCATTAAAAAATCCAAATTCTCGTCAGCTTCCTTGTTATTAAGCTTCAACATAAATGCGCCCAAGCACCACGAATCAAGTTTTTTCTTTGTGTCGATAAAAACTCTCGTATGGTTTCTACATATATGTTTAATGTCTTCTTCTGAAAGATAACCCTTATTATAATCGCAAATAATTACTGCTTCATACACTCCAAAGTTAATTCTTTCGATTTCGTCAAGCCTGATTTGTTCGATAGTATCCTTTTCGTCAACTCTTAATATCATTTGATTGGAAACTTCATCAACAAATCGCATTTTCACTGGTCGAATGTCATTTGTAATTAAATCACAATCAACACCCAATGCTTTCAAGTTTTCATATACATTAATAGCCATACCACCATTGCCAGTTGTTCTGGTTGGTAAAAAGATTGGTACTGGTGCTTCTGGACTTAGCCTTTCACACCTACCATATCTAAATAAATCCTCACAACTATCGCCAATTACTAATACTCTTTCTTTCATACACTTGCTTTAATTATTGTCATTATTTTTTCTGCTGCATGACCATCACCAAATGGACATATGAAATCAATGTCATATGTATCATATTGGTCAAAGAACATACTTGATAACATATCTGGACTTTTAACAAGCCACGAACTACGCTCAATTGATTCTGGTCTTTCTGTGATTGTTCTACAAACCAAACATTTTTTGTTGAAGAAACTACATTCTTCTTGTAATCCACCACTATCAGTAATGACTAATCTAACCTTAACTAAAAGTTCAAGCATTTTTTCATATGGTAGTGGGTCAATAATATTTACGTGTGTGAGTAAATCTTTATGTTTTTGTACGTTTGGGTTTGGGTGTAGTGGTAATATGAACTCAAACTCTGGGTATTCAATAGCCAGCTTATTAATTTCAGTAAACCATTCAGACATTCTTTCATGATTTTCACGCCTGTGCATGGTAACTAATATCTTATAACTATACTCACACATGTCCTTATACGGTAATAGATTATCAATTACTGTATTGCCTACAACAAATATTTCACCCTGTGCTTCCTCATTTCTTAAGTTAATCATTGATTGTTTAGTTGGACACAAATGAATGTCAGCAATTTCAGAAATAAGTCTACGGTTTACTTCTTCTGGATATGGATTCTTCTTATCATATGTGCGTAAGCCTGCTTCAAGGTGAATAACCTTAATGCCGTGATGAAATGCTGACAATGCTACGGCAAATGCCGAAGTAGTATCGCCTTGAACCAATACATGTGTAATATCATTTTCTTTGTTAAAAAAAGTAAATTTATCCATAATTGATTGAACAATCATATCTAACCTATTGAAACCCAGATTAGTGATACTAATACAGTAATCATAAGGAAATGCTGCAATATCACTGTGTTGACCAGTGAAAAGCAATTTATATGGATAGTTGTTCATATCTAGCTCATGAATCAATGATTTGAGCTTAATGTATTCGGGTCGAGTTCCGTATGCCAAAAGTAAACACATATTATTTTCGTTTTAAATTCATTTTATTTCTCATACTTCTTACTGAATTATAGGTTCTATTGGGAAAGAAAATAATTTGCATTTCCTTATCACTTAAAATTTGATAATTACTAGCAATTATTTCCATATCGGATACTCCCCAAGACTTACCATTTTCTTCATATCTTTTATTAATGCCCATTTTTCTTTTTTCAATAATTTCAAAACTAGGCTTCTTACCCTTTAATTTATCAGAAATTTTCTTAACTCTATTTTCATCATTATAATTAATGTTTCTATTTAAATAATCGCCATTCTTCCACTTTTCAGTAATCTTATCTTTTAGCTTATTTTTAGAAATTACACTCATTTTTTTACCTTTATTCCAAGGTATTCTATTTTTTCCTTTTAATCCAATAATCAATTTAGCGTCAGATGTGTGTTTTTTATCATAAAAATTATTATTACATCCCATTGAACTAATTGAAAGATTCCTACAATGTTCTTCACTATGTTTATAGCCTGAAACACCACTACCGCCATCAGTTAAATTATATCCATTAGGAATTTTACTATTTAATGTTTTAATCCAATATATTTCTCTTTCATTAAGTAATTCATTACCCATTTCTTCAATAATCACAATACTAAAATTTTCAATACCGTGTTTATTAATTGCTTTGGTTATTATACTTTTGCCTGTAAGATTTTTTTGATGAAAATATAGTCTTCTAACTAACTTCATCGTTGTTTGACCAACATATATTTTATCATTAACACTATTAATTATTTTATAAACACATCCCATATTATTTCATTTATTATAAATACTCGTTGTATACAATAAAAGTATCATATTTTTTCGTATAAAAAGAATTGTGCGGAAGTTTGGAGCATGTTGCTCGTTTCTTCAATTAATTTAAAGTCTTTAGCATTTTCTTCAACCCAATCAGTAAATTTACGGTGAAATATATGCGAAGCACCTTCTGGATTTCTGGCATGATTCGATGAAAATATTAAAACATACTTCTTTGACTTCGAAAAGAGTAATGTTAAGTAGTCATTATAATCCTTTTCATCTAGTATGTGATAAAGTACGTCTAATGATATACACATGTCGGATTCTGGTAACTCTGACATTACTGTACAGAAATTAACGCTCGCATTATCCTTGAATTTCCTGCGACAAATCTCTATAACATATGGAGATATATCGAATCCAGTATAAGCGTTAAATCCTTTAAGTAAGGTTGTTTGATTTCCATCACCACATCCAAAATCGGAGATTGTTCCTATGTCAAATTTTTCAATATAGTTATTTATTACTTCGGCTTTATGTTCAGCGTATTCGCCATATGAGCCAGCACCCGAATTGCCACCAGCTTTGTATCTTTCTTCCCAAAAATTATTCATCGTTTCTTAGTGTTAGGTATACTATATTTAAGTCTTTATATGCTTGGTTTGGATTGATAGAGTTAGCACCATTTAATGCATTCTCAGGTACTTTACATTTTACACCAACCAATGTTTCAATCTCGTTTAGATTAACCCTTGGATAGTCAAATGTTAATATAAGATATCCACCAACCTTCACTTGTTTCATTAAGTTTTTTATCGCAGTTAATCTATTGTTAGCTGTATCAAGATGTTCAATTGTTGATACATTAACAACGAAATCAAATTTCTTTTCAAATTCTTTATTTTCCTCAGTAATGTCATAATAATAGGTTTCCCTAAATTCTGAATTACGAATATCAGAATGTATTGCAGTGCCGAGTAAGTCTAAATCGTCCCTAAATGTAACATGTATACCTTCAAAACCCCAAGATGTATTGTGGATTTCAGGAATACTAAAATCCTTAAGCTTATGCATTTTAATAAAATCAATTACGTAGGGGTATTCAAATAACCTTGACCAAGCACCAGCTTGACTATATTTATCATCGTGTGTATCAGTTGCTTTCGCAAATCTAAAATCAATTACCTTAAATTTATTCATTGTTCAATATTTTATATGCAGTTAAATGTTGATGTATTAATCTATCGTGTACTTCTGTCACAGTATATCCAAGATTTCTCCAATCAATACTATGCCACTCAGATAGGTGATTTTCATGTATATTACCATAAACAGTATGTTGTGGCTCATATCCCAATGGCATACCAAATATAATTAATTTATTTACCTTTCTTTCGATTTCAGGTAATTTAGAAAGAAATTCATCTTTCAAAATATGCTCAGGACCGTGCCAAAACATTAAACAATCCACAGTTTCATATGTTTCAGTATTTAATATATCGCCTAAGACTATTTTATCTACTGGACATCCATCAGAAATTGCATTAACAATATTTTGTTCAAATATTTCAAGTATTTTCCAATCAATACCGTTTTCATTGCAAAATTTAATCCACCAATGTGCTCTATCGTCTTTCCATCCATGAAATCCAACATTTAAGAATGTTCTAATCTTTTCAACAACTAATACATTCTCGCTAAGAAGATTTATTACACTTTTTTCTCTAAGCGTATAATTATGTTTAGGAATTACCATGTGCATACTTTATTTAATGTGGGCGCACCTAAGTGATAGCCTCTTGTTAGTTTTAATTTAAGATAAGGGTCTAATATTGAGCCAATATCGATGTATGTATTTTTCTTGCTGTGATATTTCCACATGCTATGTGTTAGGATGTTAGCAAGCGGTCCTGCTGCAAAAAGAAATATTTCGTTTTCAATTCCTTCATTACCAATCATTCGACCAATTTTTTCTTCAATCATTTTATAATCATTAAGCCATGCATCTGTTCCAACACGCAAAACATTTGTAGGTTTGAACGGTAGATTGTCGATTTTTGCATTCTTATTAACCACTATTGTAACGCTGTGATTTGAGAGTTCTGGAATTAACTCGTTAACTGTTCTTCTGTAATTAGCATTAACAAATATGTTTGCCCATGTAAGATGTTCTTCGTCTTGAAGTGACATCATTTTCATATATTTGTATTTCTCTTGACCCACACAACACGGACAAGCTATACCTATATAATAATTATCATCATTATAAATGTAAGCTTCTTTTAATTTATTTCGAACTAAATCATATTGAGATAAATTGGGGTTATATCTAAATTCACCATTACCTTTTGAACGAATATCAATTGGCTTGCCTTCGAGTATCATTAATTCACCATCACCCCAACGAGACAACGAAAAGTGTTCGCCAGATTTAATCATATTTAAGAATTTGGTGAAATCACCGTCAAACGTTTTCATTTCTTTATTTTATTTACTGTGTCCCAACCATTATCAATACAATGAATACAAGTTTCATTTCTTTCTATCATGTGTGAACCTTTCAGCCATGATGCGCTTGCATCATTTCCAATTTCATTACCAACTTTAAAGTCTGAACTCCATAAGTTTTTTTTGCTTTCAGGATGTGGCGGTACAAATGTATTAATTCCACCGTATTTCTGTGCAAGGTATGAAAACATAATATCTTCACCATTATTCCAAGTGTATGGTTTTTCATACCATAGATATTTTGCCCATTCCTGCCTAAAGAACCATGCATGTCCAACCAAATCCACACGTTTTGCAACGTCAAGATGTTGTGCATTCCAACCAACCTTATCAAAAGGTAAGTAATTTTTGGCTTTAAGAATAACGCCACTACCTCCTAAAATTCCATTTGTATTTGGATTCTCGATTGTTTCTAAGCAATTCTTCAACCAATCTTTTTGTGGAATAGTATCATCATCGAATACTGCAATATATTTAGTTGTCAACATCAATGGAATTGTGAATCTACCAAAAAACTTAGTATTCCAGTTAGCAGTATATGTTTTAATCGCTTCATCTTTTGGTTTAAACTGTGAAACATCACTTTTGTTATACCAAACATGAATATCTTCTGACTTAACTAAAACAGATTGATTCTTTATTGCTTCAATTTGTCTTTCAAGTGTATGTTGTCTCTTGTAAACATTTAAAATAACACTTATCATAATTCTCCAACGTATTTTTGTGTGTAAACACCTGCTTTTCCATTTATTCTAATATCACCGTGTAATTTTGAATCATCATTTCCATCATGATATACCAACGAATTTGCGGTTCTATAAATCATACCACCCATTTTTTGAATAACAGCACCTATTTGTGTCCATGCTCTAACAGGTGCTCCGACCTTTTGAACTGCTTCGGCATCAACAGGTTGCATTTCATAATTCATATATTTAATAACCTCTTCATCTATTAATCCAATTCCATCAATAAAATTAGTCCGTTTCCACCAATCCTCATATTCGGTATTAATCTTAAACGACCACAGATGTGGTGAAATTGCCATAAAATTACCGTTTTTTTCTTTCATTTCAAAAAATAGATCAACAATTGTGTTTAAAAAATTATTACTAAGTATAAAATCATCGTCCATTTGTAATATGGCATGACATTGAATATCTTTCAAATGCTCCCACATTTGATTATAACAATACCAATGCAATATTTTACCATTTGGTTTCTCATTTACCAAGTATGTTATATCATTAAACTCATTCATTAATTTATTGTATGAATCATCACTCGAACCATCATTCAATAATATAATTTTAAACGTATATTTAGTCTCTTGATCTTTAAATTGATTGATTAATCTTCTTACCTTATCAAATCGATTGTGTGATGGAATACATATTACAACATCATAATCAACAACATTTTTTTTAATAAACGTGCGCAGAACAATAGGTGTTTTATCTAATAATATTCCTGTTCGTCTTTCATTACGTGTTAATCCAACTGTGTTTAATGGTGTTGGGTTATCACTGTACAATCTTCGTTTATCCCTGTCTATATTCATACTAAATATATTTTCATCTAAAAACACTAACTTTTCGTGTCTTTTTTCAATTCTTTTTTTATTCTCAATTTTACTCCTTTTCATATAATTAATACCTTTAGAAACCATGTTTATTTCTAATTGCATTAATTGCATCAATTTCACTATTATTATTGGAAGTTATACCATTATCCAAATAAAATGCGTAAAAAGTTTGATCAGGTATAAGCATACCCTTCCATCCGTTTTTAACTATAGTTAAAAACAAATCCCAATCTTGCAGCCTTTTCAATGTTTCATCAAACAATGGAAACACTTCTCTACGCATTAATGTCATTGTTGATATGTAATTACCATATCTTAACGCCTGTTTATCAAACTCAATGTTAGGAATCTCAAAATTTCCATGCATTGGGTGAGATTCTGGATGTAGTACAATACCATGATACCCAGAATATACAAAAGCAACATCTGGGTTTTTCTTTAATAAATTATATGCCGATTCAATGTAATTTGCTGGCAATATGATATCATCATCACAGAACATAATAAATGGCTGTGTTGCTTTCTTAAATCCAGCATTACGCTTCTTTGGTGCAGAACCTTCATCATCATTGACGATGATTTCATTAACGTTATTAGCTCCGAGCATCGGTAGCACCATGTTTTCGAAAAATTCTCTTCTGTTTTTACTTAATGGTACAATTACACTTACTGGTAACGTGCCATCTTCTTCTTTGTCTACTGATATCATGCTTGATAGATTATTGGTAACTCGTCTTTATATTTCTCAACGAATTGTTTTCGGTTAGTTTCCCATTGGTCATTTGTCATACCAATAGATTGATGAAGTATTCTTATGTCAGTTGTGACACCAATTTCACAACCATCTAAATAATTCGGCACACAGAATCCTAAGTCGTAAAGGTGAAATCCTTTTAATTCTTCATCCCACCCATGCACAATTTTGCTACAGTCTGCTGCAATAAATAAACCATCAACCAATACAACTGGTTTTGTGTAGCCAGCCTTTGGTGTAGCATATTCATTTACCCAAACCCTTTGACCATCAGTATGTTCAACAACTCCACACATAGCACTACGGTCTGACCACCATATACCGTTGTCGGCAAGTACTGTTGTACCAGCGACACCAATAATATCAAAATCTGAGCTGTTGAACTTAGTAAGGAGCATTTTTCCCCAATTTTTCGTTCTAAAAAGAATGTCATTGTGACAGAACACCATAATAGTATTTTCATTATCGTGTTCTTTAATACCTAAATTATAAACTTCGGCAAGACTTTTCGTGTTAAAGTTATGATAACAACTCACACTTACGTTGGGAGTACCAATTGTTTCAAGGATGTGATTAGTAAATTTCTGATTCTCCACATCAGATAGATGTGAAGAAAAAATAACTGCGATTCTGTTTTTCATGCCTACTATTTAAGGCTACAAATATAGAACTTATTAATTAATAATGCAAGTGTTATTGTTTTTTGAACGCAGTTAATATAGCTTCATAGTCAGACTTAGCTTTCGCAAGTGGAAATGGTATTCTAATTAAAGCATTATCAGGTATATCAAATTCGGAACAATAAATATTATTAGCATATAATATTAAGAAATCATAAAACGGATTTCCATAATATTTTTGAGCTAATTTATCTAAACGATTGAATTCTGTATTCCAATTTTCATACTTATCACTTGGATTAATTGGAATATCAACAAATGGCATTGGACTTGTAGTTCCATCATCATTTGTTAATATGGCATATCTTTTGTAGTCTTGGTGTGGCATAATTAATATTACTTTAACGAATTTTTATATTTTTCATTTCTTTCAGTAAATTTCTTCACTGTAGCTGCATTATCTGCCTTATCAGCTGATGTTAAAGATGCTGCATAATTATTTCCACCTTCAACATCAATACCAGCTTTATAACTACTTTGCATTGATGCCATGGCTGCTGGTAATACATACATACCTTTATTAGTAAAGTTTGAATTTGCATAGTAATTGAAAGAAACAGCATTCTGTAATGCATCAATCGGTCCTTTAAGTGATTGACCACCAATTACCTTCATATTTAACGTAACTTTAGCTAACATTGGTTGCATACCAAAACCTTCTGGGTTCATATCCCACGTAGTATCAGTGTAATCAATATTTACACTTTCAATAATTACTTTAGTGTAGAAGAAGTCACCTACCCTCAATATACAAATTGGTTGTCGACCAAAAACAGAATTTCTAGCTCTCAATATACCATTAGAATCCTTAACAAAGTCATAATCTTTTGCAGCACCCTGTCTTGTACATTGTTGTAAGAAGGTTAATCTTTTATGAAAATCTTCTGGTGTTTGTGAATGAAATATGGGATAATAATAATTCTTCGCAATTGATTGAAATCCATGTAATATAGCAGTATCATCATCAGTTCTTTCATTCATGACACAAGATGCACTATTATTTACATTAACTAGTTTAGCTGCATTAATCTTTGTAGTAATTGCTGCAATTTCCTTATCTAACTGATTTCTCATATCAATATCGGATTGTAATTCCTTCTTTGGATTAGGATTTACATATTTCTTACTATTTCTCATGAAATTAATTCTAGCGTATCTATTTTCTTTTGCAGCAATAGATGAAACATCAGTATCAGCCTTTGCATCTTGTTCACCAATACTGAATGTATTTATCTTAATATTAAGACCTTCAATTCCATATAGTGTACTTAGTTTACTTCTAATTAATTGTTCAGTTGCTTTTGCCCTTCTCAGACCTAAAGCCTCATTATATTTAATATCCGCTGGCGATGAACAGTGACCAACAACGTTAATTTCATAATAATCCCACAAATTTTTATTATCAAAGAAATCTTTAAGTATAGCATTTAGCTGACTTCCCCCATAAGCATCACTGGTATCTATAGTATCGTATTGTGAAAAATTCGGTTCATTAGGATAAAATCTATAATAATTTATACCCTCACTTTCATATTCATCAAAAACATTTTTATTGGTATAAAGCCACTGATTTAAACCCATATTACGTGCATCATACTTGTTTTTAAATTTAGTGTCTATTTCATATCCACCTTTATACATGTCATCAAATATTGTTTCAACTTCATTACTGTGTGGCATGTCATTTGGAAAATAAACACGCATTATTGAAGGAACTACTGGTGTATCAAAAGCATCTGGAATCTCGTTAGGTGTAATAGAAGCTTTTTTTTCTTCTAATTTTCTTAATTGCAATTCTAAATTAGTAACATTTGGCGACCCTCCAACTTCATCACCACCAAATGCAAAAAATTCTGCCATATCTTTTTGTGGTGTGTCACTATTCATATAGTTTCTTACATTAGGTGGATAATCTACAAGTAATGTGAAATTAAGTGTTGCAGTTCTTTCAGAATTTTGATAGTTATACATCGGCTCATTTCTACCAACCATAACAGTTGATTCATATTTTGCCGTTGCGGTTTCGTTTATTTCCATAGCATACGGTGGAAACCACATGATACGTCCGTTGAAAGGACCGACCTCACATGCAGGTATTTCTGAACCGTATTCATCATCAATAATTCCCACATTATCTTTACTAATCACCTTAATTGCAAGATTCTCAATACTTAACATTAAATTTTTATTCTCCACAATTGCACCGTCTTTCGCCTTATTTAATGTTGGGTGAATACGTGGCATAACGCTATTGTAGATAACTGAATTAATATTTCCACCATATACATTATTACCATCAAACCTAATTGCTTTAGCAAATCTATTATAAGGGTCTAATGCAGTATGTTGACGAACACCTGTCTTACCTGCTTGGTTAGACTTTGGTGATTGTGCATATTTACTATCATTAGCTTTCCATAGTGAAGAACCATTAAAGCCAATTATTTCATCACCCTTTTTAAATGCTTTTCTGGTAATGTCACCAATCTGTCCTTCGGTTGCACGTACTAAATTTCTGGTGTATTGAAGTAAACCACCATTAACAACGCCAAAATTTGATTCAAATCCAGTATCTTCACTAACCTCATTAATTCCAAATGTTCCACGATACTCACTTAATATACCAGCAGTATTCTTATCTATGCCATCAACACCCCAAATAAGTGGAACAACTGCACTTTTGTTAAGCCATTCATTTTGAGTCCCTAATGACGAAGTTTTATACGTCTGGACAGTATTACCTAAGTTTTCAATAAATTCCTGATTTGGTGCATATTCCTGATTACTCTTACCATCTTTATTTGCATTAAATGAAGTATTTAACGCATTAATCATTGATTGGTCTGCTGCTACACCTGCCCTTGATGAAGGATAGTGTTTCATTAATGGATATTCATATTCATTAGCAAAATTAAAGAAAGTCATGTTATCGGTAGACACTAAATTCCGTCTTGGTTGAATTGGGTCTTTAACGTCAATTGCAACTTGATTCAATGTAATATCAGATGATTTATAAACATTCTTATTTAGCTGGTCTAACATAAACACCAACTGACCACTACCACTATTTTTAAGAAAGTCAGAATTTCTTGAAGTTTCACTAAATGGATTTGTACTTGGATTCTTAGTACCAATTACCTTCTGAACAAAGCTTTTGAAATCACTCTGACCTTCAACCTTGGTAATTGTAAAGTCTTTATGTGGAGTAAATAAATTTGTTTCTGGATTTCCATCAAATAAATTAGTTACCTTGATTTCAGGTAACAATTGCTGTAAAGCATTTGACATGGAGTTTAATGCCATTTGTTTACCCAACATTGCAATTCCTATTTGAGCTAATGGAGTATTAGCATTACCTTGAATAAGTCTGCCATAAACAGTATCTTCAAGATTATAAGACTTGAATGGAGTAAGTGCACTAATAATTGTGTTTATTGTGCTAACGACTTTCACACTATTCTGTGTGCTCTGTAATGGATACTCTGAATCTGGTGTATACAAATTTCGAGCTTCCATTGCATTTCTCAATTCAGCTGTACTTAATGATAGTCTTGAAGGTGGTGTATCGTTTATGTTTGGCATTATTTAGTTTTTATAAATAAATACTTGCATATTGATTTTATAAGTACTAATTTTACATTCCCAAAAACTATATACTAACCGCCAAACCCCAAGCAACCTGTTATATCAAAACTAATTGGGGAGAATTCAAAATAATTTTTCTTTAAATGAAATTTAATATACTACATAGAAATAAAAATACTTACTGTTTTTCAGTAAGCATACCTCTCCCATATTGTCGAGTTTTAGTTCAGTTCGAAGAATTGAATTACAATACTTGTAAGTTTGTGTTTTGGTTCGGAGAACTGAAGCAAGATGTTTTAGAGGACTTATTTGTAATTGTTCGTAGAACGATTTCGAAATAGTTTGAAGAAAACTTCGGCAAAGTTACAATAAAAAAATGACAATTACAAGTACTTTTCTAAAATAAGATTAATTCTTATGTCCACCAGTACCATTTACAGCTGAAACATGCTTCTGAATTGCCACATTTACGTCATATGCATTATGCATAAACTTCTGACCATCAATGTTTAATGTAATATCATTAGTCATCTTAATATTTTTATCAGCAAATTCAACTTTTAATGGCGATTTTAATAATCTTGCTAAGTCAGCCAACATACCACCACCTGACGTATTGACCTTGGAAATGGCTTCCACCGCTTCTTTTACAGCCGTATAATCAGCAGCGTTGCCACTTAAAGCAGCACTTATTTCTCTAAATGATGCACCTACTTTACCTATTGATGGCGCATATGCTGAAATTGTACTTAACATAGTTACTAATCCAATGCCACCTGTAAGTGATGCAGTTAAACCAGCACCGCCAATAGCTGAGATTCCAGCAGCAATGCTCATTAGGTCTTTACCAGCATTTTTACTTCCTTTAAGTAATGTTCCTAAACCTTCTGCCATTTTTCCTATACCCCATGCAGCTACACCAATACCTGCACCAACTACTGCAACAGCACCAGCAAATATACCTAAACCAAGTGCAGCACCAGTACTTGCACCACCAACTAATATAATTGCTGCTGCTACACCTGCGCCAATAAGTACAAATGTTCCCAATGACATTGTAATACTTTGAAGTGTCTTGGCTTGTTCAGGAGTTAATTTAGCCATTGAATCAGCTAATTTACTTACACCAACAGCAGCCATACCAATACCAGCACCTACACCAGCAGCAGCCAAACCTACACCAGCACCTATACCAGCACTTTGACCGAAACTTCTTGCACCTGATTTAAATGCAGCACCTTTAACAAATCTACCATTTTTAGCACGAGGCTGTTGACTCCCTACCATTGGAGCAGTACCACCGCCACCGCCCATTGGTACTGCTCCAGCGGCTTTTGCACCCATCATAGCATTAGCAGCACGAGTAAGTAATGCACCTGTAACTTTCCATGCTGCTGCACCTAAGATTAATAATCCAGCAGCAGCAGCCACACCACCCCAACCACTATCTGACCACTTTGATAGCGCAGTAGTAATTTTCATTAATGGATTTAACACAATCTGTATACCTCTTAATAATGGTAATAGTGTTGCTTTTAATATTTCTATGGTAGCTTTAAATGATTCGTCAAATGTAAGTGCTTGTTTTGCTCTTTCTTCTAAGGTAGAACGTTCTTGAACAAATGCTTTTGCTTGTTCTGTTGTTAAAGAAGAAATGTCTTCCATTGTGCCCGCAAGCTGTACTTGAAATTTACCTGTTTTAGCGTTAAAGATTGCAGCACCCTGTACGAGTTCTTTTTCTCTTCCACTTAAACCTGTGCCAGCTAATTCTTTATTCATTTTATCTAAGTCGGCACGTCTTTGTGTGATTTCTGTCATTTCTTCGGCACTAATACCTAGTGATTTAGCAACTGATTCAAGTCTTTGACGATCTGCTGGACTGATGAATTTTTCAAATGTACCATCACTCATTTTTCTAAATGTGACAATACCTCTAGTCATTTCTGAAATCTTTTGTGTTAGTTTTTCTGGTTCATTACGTGCTAAATACATCCATTCAAATGGGTCTGTCTTAGCAAATTCACCACCCATTACCTGTAAGTTAGCAGCTAATTCAATTGCACTTTCAAGACCTTTTGCAGCATCAGCAGCACTAAGTGCGTCTTTCATACTGACTTTCATTTTTTCAGCATTCATTGCCATATCAGCAATACCTTTACTACCAGCCTTGAAACTATATGTATTTACTTTTTTAAAGTTATCATTAATATTCTTTAGGACTTTAGTAGTATTAACACCCATTCTTTCAGATGTATCAACAATACCTTGAACGTAATCAATAGTTTTTCTTGCATCAAAACCCATTATTTCGAACTGTGCACCTAACCTTGTAGCTTGTTCCACACCAATACCAGTACCTTTACCAACTGCAAGAATGTCTTTTAACATTTCTCCCGTTAATACACGTGCTCTACCAGTTTCATCAGCATATCCCTCAAGAATTGCTTTATTATCGGCAAGTGTTCCACCTAACATAGCAGCATATGATGCACTTTTTTCAAATGACTTTCTAAGTGCTTCGGCTTTAACGCCTGACATTCCTAAATTAAGAATTGTTGTTCTTATAATCTTGTCACTGTCTTGAAGATATTTCCATCCGATTTTAAGTTGTTCACCTAATTGTTTGGCAAGTCCAACAGCTTCTTTTCTTCTTTTGTTTGACTTCTCTAATTCTTTATTAAGTTGCTTTTGTTGATTAACTTCTTCCCTTTGTAAATCCACAAGTGCATCAAGTCTGATTTTATCGTCTATAGTCAAGTCAGCGTATTTTTGTTTTAATTCGTTGATTGTTCTTTGTCTATCAGCAATAATTTCAGCTTGTGTTGCTGCTGCCCCAATTAAATCATTAGTACTTTTCTGTAGCTGTAACTGGTCTTTCAAATATAAATTCAATGCTTCATATTCTTTAAGAATGGTAGCACCTTTTTTTCCTGCCATGTCGTTTTGTTTTCTATATAAATACAATAGACCAAGATTTTTTATCACCTTGGTCTATTGTATTCTTTACTTACTTCTTCTTTGAGCTTTATCTCTAATCTTTTCTACTTCCTCGTTCTCTCTTTGAAGTAAGAACAAGAAGTGTCGTCTGCGGTAAATCGGTAGTTTCTCGATATATTCTGCTTGAAACTTAGCGTGTTTGGTCAATATGTATATCTCTTCATCGACCATTTTTTTGTACTCACCCGCTAAGTGCTTGGGAAAAAAAAATCGACTCCTACAGTTAAATTGGCAACAAATTGATAGCCGTCTTTTGCCATGAAAGTGTATGCCATGTTAACGTCAGGACTAACTTCAATTATCTTTCTACGAATTGTATATGAGTCTCTTGCTGGCATTGCATCAACAAACCTATCGATGTATGATCTATCACTTCTTTCGTTAATAGCAACAATACTTGCTTTCAATCTCAATGTATTATAAGGACTTACTTCTTCATTATAGGCTTCCATCATATGTGCAGCTTTTTTCGATAACATATTGTCTTCACCTGCATTTAAAAGTCTGAATATAACAGTTTTCTTACGCATAGGAATGAAAACGCTAAAATAACCACGTTCATCAGGCAATTCACTTACTTCCTTATATTGTAGTTGAAGTAAATCTACGACTGTGTCGAAAGGAACACCACTTCTTGGGTCAGATACTGTTACAGTATAATCAGAACCATAACTTGATGTACGTAGAAACAATAAAATTGCATTTCTATCGCCTTCAAGTAGTTCTTCTACAGCAATGCCTTTTGTTTTAATTTTCCTTTTCAAAAGCACATTTAATACAGTACCATTCTCAATTAAGGAAGGTGTTGTAAGTAAATCTTCGTCTTTTGAAGTCATGTATTCGACATCAACCTGACCAATACCGTGTGAATAGAATTTTCCATCTGATGGTAATTTAACTACTTCATATGAAGTCATCAAATCTGGGTCAGTTTCTTTCGACATTGTATTTTCGAAGTCTTGTGGATTAAAATTAGTTCTTGGCATAGCAGTTTGCTGCATTTTAGGAACACCACTTGCAACTGCTGTTGGAGCAGGAGTGTCGATTGAATTATTAGTTCCTTGTTTGAACTTTCCTATTGCGTCACCAATAGATTCTCTTTCTGGTAATTGATTTTCATCCATGTTTTATAAATTTTTATATTTTTTCATAAATACGACAAAATTTATTTTGTTTAAAATTCAAGATAATTTATTTTTTAACGTATAAGCTTATATGGAGTAAATAATTTTATAAATATAAATGTAACATGGGTAGAGACCGAGTTAAGGAAGAGAAGGATTTTAATGAAATTACCACTGTGAATAGTGGTGCTGAAATTAATAAAATAAAAAACATAATTTTAAAAATAATTACTAACGACATTAAATTAGTAGCAAAAAATGAGAGTCAGAAAAAGTTAATACAATCAATAAAAAATAATGAAGTAACTATTTGTTCTGGACGTGCTGGCACTGGTAAAACTTTTGTAGCTTTAGCATATGCACTCAGCTTACTTAGGAAATCAAATAATCGTTATAAGAGAATTTACTTAGTTAAATCAGTTACTACCCTTAAAAATGAGGAATTAGGTTTCTTGAAGGGTGATATGAAAGACAAGTTTGAGCCGTTCATGTGGAGTTACTACATTAATATGGAAAAACTAATATTTGAATCAGCTATCACTACTTTACGTGAACAAGAAATAATCAGACCATTTCCACTCGCATATATTAAAGGTTCAAGTATGGATGATTGTATTATTATTGCAGATGAAATGCAAAATGTTATTTTAGATAATGCATTAACTTTATTAACACGTATCGGAACTAATTGTAAATTAATTGTACTTGGTGACGTTGATCAGATTGACCTAAAGAACAAAAAAGATAGTTCATTGGAAGCACTTTTAAAAATGTATGCTGATGTGGATCAAATTGGAACAATTGAAATGAATGAAAATGATACAAATGTCAGAAACCCACTTATTGATATAATTGTTGAGAAATATAAAGAATATATGGCTACCATAGATGTTTCTGGAAATACAAAGACAGTTAAGACAATTAGTTTAGCTGATTTAAAGGAAGCTAGAAAAAAGACACTCAACGATTGGGCGAATCCAAATCATTTATCACCAATAGAATTAAATGAATTAGAAAAAAATGGAAACGGAGAGTAAAATATTAGTACTATACATTGGTGTAGCAGGTATTCGCAGCGAAGATGTTGGAGATTTTACACATAAGGTTGCAGCGAAAATTATACCACAGACGTTTGTAGGCGAGATAATTATATTACCCACACAATCGGCAGATACAAGAATTGAATGCATTAACCCAAAGTATATTACTGACGAAGCATTGGTTGCTGAGAATATAGAACTGATGAAAAAATTAAAAGAAGAGCTTCAATATCAAGCAGAATTATTAAAACAAACAAAACATGAGTAAAAAATTAAAAGTAGGTATAGACATTAATGAAGTTTTCAGGGCAAAATGGCTTCAATTTGATAGATTCTATGCACAAGAATTTGGCGAGGAAGGTGTTCCTGAACAGCCATACGTTTACGACTTCTTTAAGCACTATAAGTTTGAAGATACTGTGGAAATCATCAAGGATTTGAAAGAACCAGAAGATATGCCAGAAAACATTAATCCAATTTATTATCAGCACGATGAAAAGTTGGGAGAAGCACCTGCTGATATATTCTTATTTAAGAAAGAAGAAGAAGTTAGACTAACAGCGAGACAAGTTTACAATCGTTTCTTGTATGAAGACTATTGTTTTGAAATTCATGCCAGCGCACCAATCATGTATAAAGGCATGGACTTACATGTAAATAACTTCTTGTTAAAATATGGTGAGAATGTTGAATTTACTTTATTTTCAGTTGAAAATCGTTTTAGTATACCTTCTACATTGTTTTTCTTAAGTAGGATGACTGCTAGGTTTAAAAACATTAAGTTTGTCGATAAAGCAACTGAAATGTGGGACGATATTGACATATTAATCACTACCGACCCTGAGATATTGACACTTGGCACACCTTGGGGCAAAAAGCTTGTTAAGCTTAAGAGACCATACAACGAAAACATAAAAGCTGGCTCATTGGAAGTACTACAGATTAATGATTTAACTGAAAGTCCAGAGTTCGAAAAAATAATTAAATATAAAAAACAATAAACGATATGAGTGGTATTTCAGAATTTATTAAAAATGTAGAACCAGACAATGATGTTGTCGGTAAATGGGAAAAAGTTGGACTCTTATTACAATTAGATGACGAGAAAAAATTAAAGTGTGCATTACTTTATGAAGAAGCGATGGAACTTCTATTAGCAAAAGAAGAATTAAAAGATGAAAATATTCATGAATCACATGAAATCATAATATTTCCTTTGATTTATAGAGTAGTAAATGGTGTTGATGTTTCAACCGAATTAGATTTTAACGAAATAAATCAGATATTGGTTGATAGATTTCCAGTATTGAAATCATTAGAAGTTGAACTTTTTATGACTGAAATTGATTGGGAAGCAGAATTTACTGCCGACACAGCAAACATAATAATAGAAAAATATAAAAAACAATAAACGATATGAGTGAAGTATTAGATACAGCAGTAAATCAAGCTGAATTAGAACAAATCGAAAAGATTAAAGTATCTTTAGATAAACTTGTGAATAAGAAATCAAAATTCTTAGTTTGCATACCAGAATCACAGAGTCCAAGTGCAAGCGTATATGAACTTTATTTTCATGCAACTATCATGAAAAATATGGGTTATGACGTAACTGTATTGATTGAACGTGGAGATTATATCCCACCAACATGGATTGAAAAAGAACTTACAAATCACAAACATATGTCGATTGCCGACCCTAAGTTGACGGTAGGACCTGAGGACATAATGCTTATTCCCGAAGTATATTCCAACGTAATGGAGCAGACTAAAAACTTACCTTGTATAAGGGTTGGTATAATGCAATCTGTTGATTACATGGTAAATAGCTTGATTCCCGGTACTGATTGGGCATCCTTTGGTATTCGTGATGTTATCACAACTTCACAAACTTTGAAGGAATGGATTGAAACATTCTACGGTCAGAATAAATTTAATATTAGTACATACAATATCGGTATTCCTGAATATTTTCAGAAGTCAGCAATTCCACAGAAACCAATCATTTCTGTTATTGGTAGGAACGCAAATGAAATTTCGAAATTTGTTAAACTTTTCTTTAGCAGGTTTCCACAATACAGTTGGGTTACGTTTGACCCAATGCTTACAAAATCAAAACCACCACAAGCTATGCGTAGGGTTGACTTTGCAAAAAGGTTATCAGGTAACTTCGCAGCCGTTTGGGTTGACAGGATTGCAAGCTTTGGCACATTTCCTTTAGAATGTATGAAAGTGGGCACTGTTCCAATTGCACTTAAACCAGATATCATGCCAGACTATATGCTTGAAAGAGACGAAAATGGTGTTGTAACTAAAGTGGTTGAAGGTGCTGGCGTTTGGACTGACAATTTCTATGATTTACCTGCATTAACTGGCGAAGTACTTATCAAATTCTTGGATGATAGCATTATGTCAGCATTGTATGAATCAATGGATAAAGTAGTTTCAAACTACACTCAGGAAGCAGCAGAAAAAAGCTTACAGGCTATCTACCAGTCATATATTGACGCACGTATCGCCTTACTTCAAGGTGCATTAACACCAGCAGCACCAGCAGTACCACAGATTGAAACAATACCTTACGAACCAAGTAAATAATCTTAATTAAAAACAATATAGCAAATGAATATTTCAGTAATAATACCAGTACACGAATATAACGAAAAGATTCAAGAATACTTAACTAAAGCACTTGAATCAATCGTAAAACAAGAAAACAAAGCAGAAACACCTACGGTAATTATCGTATGTCCTGCCGATGTTTATCCTCAGATTAAAACAGTTGAAGGTATTGAACCTATCGTCATATTGAATGAAGGTAAAACCGATTATCAATCACAAGTAAACCTTGCAGTTGATAGCGTAACAACAGAGTACTTCACGGTACTTGAATTTGATGACGAGTTTAGTACAACCTATTTTAAAAATGCTGCTGCATACACCAAGGCTTATCCAAATATTGACGTATTCTTGTCAATGATGATTGAAGTTAATGATAAGAGCGAAGGCATAAAACTAACAAACGAAACCGTTTGGGCGCAGCAGTTCGTTGGCGAGAATGGTGAAATGGGTTATTTGAATGCTGCTGCATTAAAACAATACACTGATTTTAAACTTAGTGGCGCAGTCATCAAGAAATCAGAGTTCGTAAACATTGGTAAGTATAAAACAAACATCAAACTTACCTTTATGTATGAGTTCCTTTTAAGAGCATTAAACAATGCTTGCAAAATTTTTTCAATGCCTAAAATCGGATACAAACACTTGGCAACACGTGAAGATAGTCTCTTCGATGTTTACCAGAAAGAAATGCCAGTAACTGAACGTAAGTTCTGGTTCGATACCGCAACAAATGAAGCCAATTTTACTAACGATAGAGTAATCGATATGTCGAGACTTCCTAAACAGATTGTTGTTTAAAAATAATCTTATAAGTTGAATTTATAATTGATGAAAGAAAAAGAAAGTGAAAGTTGTACACCATATTTTGCAGAAAGGGAAGAGCAGGCAGTTTTAGATTATATTCTATCAAATTCACTCGAAGAAAAGAATAAAATTTATAATCAGATTTTAATCGAACCCTTTCGAAAAATGAAGGAAACCATATTAAGACGATATCCCATATATATAGGAAACTATGATATGGAAGAAGTTGAATCAAATGCGTTGACACACTTAATTGAGCATATGATTAAGTACAGACCATTCATTATTGAACGTATGGGTGGTGGTGTTGATAAATGGGTTAAGTTGGGTGATGGATATAGATTTATTTATGTTGAAGATGCAGAAGAAAAACTACAGTCAATAATAAAAGAGTGTGATGGTTACGAGTATAGAATATTCATTTCAAAAGCATTTAGTTATTGTCAAACAATTATTAGAAATTACTATAAAGACCATGGTAGAAAAAGTTATAGTGAAAAAAAGATAAACCTGTCATTTGATGATTATGCTGACGAAATTAATGAAAATATTGATTATAGCTATGAATTGGAATTGGAAACACAACATCAGCTTGAAAAACTAATTAACAATGTCATTGCCAAAATCGAAACAAAAATCGATGGTGATACTTCAATGAAGAAAAATGAAATTGTTGTTGGTGATGCTATTATAAATGTGTTAAAAAATTGGCACATATTGTTTATGGAAGATAGTCCCGATGGAAAGTTCAATAAAAGAGTGACAAACAAGTTTGCAAAGAATAAAATACTGTTATTTTTAAAAGAACAGACAAATCTTTCAACAAAGGAAATACGAATTGCGATAAAGCCGTTTAAGGAGATATACTTCTTTGAGAAAGTAGACTTCTACGAAGATTAGTACAATTGGGAACATGATAAGAAAATTATCATGTTCCCAATTAATGCGTATTTATGTGTACTAAAACTATAAACCGATGCCAAGACCCTCAAGAAAAAAATTAGAATTTAATGAAGACAGTTTAAATAAACTACTTCAAGAAATTTATGATGATTCACATAACGTTAAAGCTAAAATTACCAGACTCTTTACTAAATGGGAAGCCAAAGTAAAAGAGGGTGGTGAAATTGCTGCGCTTGGTGACCAAATCGTAAAACTTATAGCTGCCGAAGCTAAGAATCAAGATCAGAAGATAATGCTTCTAAAATACTTAAAGGAAGTTATTTATGAAAAAAATGGTGGTAGTTCAAGTAATGGTAATGGTAGTGACAGTGGAAAAGTAGCTGAGTCTGGTGATATTACTGCCGAACAAAGAAATGAATTACTCAACATTGTTAAGGATGAAGTAGATCGTAAAGAAAGAGAAAGACAAGGTAAATAATGAGTTTAAAAGACGACAAAAGAAAGGTTTTTACTACGATTGGTTCGTATACTTCATTTATGGAGCAGAATAAGCCATTCAATCCAACTGATGTTTTTCCTTCTATTAACAATAAGAAGGATGTTGTTCCATTTTTACTTGATACATTAAAAAATGTCGCTGGTAGCGACAAATTGAAGGAGTTGGTTGGCGGTATGATTACTAAATTAGTTGCCAGTGGTGAAACTAAAATGAAAGAAGTATTGAAAAAACAATTTGTTCAATCAAATTCTGGTGATTTACTTCCAACTGGGTTTACTACTAATGGTCTTGATGTTAAAGTTAAAGATATTGATGTTGCTGGAAAATTTAAGACTGACCCAACGTCAGATGTTGGTAGCCTTTTATATCAGAAGAAATTTGATATAGATAAACTATTTCACGATGCAATTCGCTTGGAAAATACGCCAGTATCATTTGGTGGCTTAAATCTGAACGTCATATATAATGATGCAACAGATTCATTTAACTTTAAACCAAGTGGTGTTACTAATATTGGTGATTACTTTACGAATTTCATTGATAAAACGCAACTATTGGATTCAAATGAAGTAGTTGCAAACGTCATGGATACAATCTATGGAACTTTGAAAGCTAAGAGTAAAAAAACTCAGGCAGAAATCCTACAGGAACTCGAAGTTCAGAAAGTATTGGAGCAAATTACGAATGGTGATGACTCGATGACTATCTTACCAAGAGATTATGAAGAATTACAAAGAAATGCATTAGAATTATCACAAGGTATCGTAAATTATGATTTAGGTTGTGGTCTCATGCCAGCATCACTCTCATTTACTTCTTTGAACAATCTCAACATATTAATATCTGGCTCTACAGACACATTCCTCGTTGGTAATGCAATTGAAAGCACAATTGGTGAAAGTACTACAGGTAATACTGAAACTACGTCAGAGAACATAGAAACGATAAAAGATGGGTTCTTTCAAAAGCTCATAAAAATATTTACAACACAAATGCTATATGCTGGAACACAACAGCCACAAATTAAAATGTTGCTCACAATGATGAAAGCATTTCAAGATAATGGTGTTGTGGTAAGTCAGGCAGCAACCGAGTATATGAAACAGTTTAAAGTTTTCATTCATTGTATGGTAAAGGAAATTTTAATGATGATTGCCGAATACATATTTCTTCTTGCGGTTGGATATATGATTAAATTATTAACACCTGTAATTAAGAAAATATTAAAGGAGAAGATTAATCAATTCCTTCAAATAATTAAAAGCTTAACTGCTGGCAGTAAAGTATTGGCAGCAATATCACCCTAAAATATTGTATTGAACTGAAATATATAAACATTAAAGATTAAAAAATAGTTAAAATAAAAAAAAAATGTCGGCAATTGATTTTAGTAGTATTGATTCAATAATTGAAGGGTTTGATAGAGTGTTAAGTCTCTCATCTATAGGCGGTCCGCCCCCTGTTCCTACACCGCTAATTTTAGTAGGTGTGCCACAGCGTACAGGATTGTCACCAATAAAAATTGCGTCACGTATTATTGCAAGAAAATCAGAAGCTGGACTAAGTGTCGGTGTTTTACCATCTGGAACAGTTAGTCCAGATGAACTAATGGAACGAATAAGAATTGAGGAAATTGTTAAGGCGTTACAGACAGAAGCCATCATCACGGTAGCAATACCCCCGGGGATAACTCTCACAGCAGCAGGTATTTCGCCTACAGGACCTGTGTCAGTTTTCGGTTCAACAATCATTTTTTCTAAAGGATATGGAGTTATACAATAATGGAAGATTTAGCACAATATACCCCAACAGAATTACTAAAATTGGTTAACGATAATAATGTTAAACATGAATCGTTAAGACTCGAAGTTATTTATTATACTCATGAGATAGATAATCTCGAACAAATAATAAATGAAAAGCTTAAAGTTATTGACCAACTCGAAAAAAATTACATTGCATTAATTGAAGAAATGGATAAGAGATAATGTACGAAAAACCATATTTGCAGACATCAAGTAATAGTACCTATCAAAGAGATAACGGTACTGTAGAACTCACCAGAACAATATATTATGGTGAAGTGGTTTCTATTGATGACCCTACAGATGGTGGAAGAATCAAAGTAAGAATACAAGGTCTCGATAATAGAAGTTCGAACGATGATTTACCTTGGGCATATCCAAATCTACCTAAATTCTTTCATGTAATACCTCAAGTTGGTGAAATTGTAAGAATTTTCATTGAAAATATGAAATATCCTGAAAGAGCGAGATTCTGGCAGGGCAGTATAATATCACAGCCACAGAAAATTGGTTTTGATTCTGTCTTCACAGCACTTTCAACTACTAATTTAGGATTTTCAACGCCTGAACCAGCACCCTCAAGTCTTCCCGATGCACAAGGTGTATTCCCAACGGTAACTGATGTTGCAATTATAGGTAAAGTGAACACTGATGTTATCTTAAAACTAAATGAAGTACATATTCGTGCAGGTAAACATGAAAACGACAACATATTAAAACTTAACACGAAAAACCCTGCTGAGATTAGTCTTGTTTATGAACAATCAACAACATCAAACGTATTTCAAAGTAGTACTATAATCACATCCGATAAAATAGCATTGATTGCACACAGTGGAAATCCACAATTTAAAGCTGCACGTGTTGAACAAAAGGATAGGGATAAAATGTTTGCAGAAGGACACCCAATTGGAAGGGGCGATGTTATTGCGGAAGCATTGAATATAATGCGAAATGCTATAATTGCTCATGTTCATGGATATTCAGGACTTGCAGCAGATAAAAATGCAATCATTTCCGACTTAGAAAAATTAGATTTTACTGCAATCTACAATAAAAATATTGTTATTAATTAAAATGTCATTATCTTTGCAGTATTATGACATTTGACGTTCCAATACCACATGAATTATTCACTGCATTTGACGATGTGACTTACTATGACGAGCCACATAAATATTATGTTGACGGTAAGCCATTGATATCTGTTACCACATTGATTCATAGATATCAAGAAGATTTTGATGAAGAATTGTGGTCAGCACGTAAATCTGCTAACTATGGTAATGTAAGTCAAATGGAAGTTAAGCGTGCATGGAGATTCATAAATAAGAAAGGCACGATGAAGGGTTCAATAATCCATGATTATGCTGAAAGAAAGTTTCAGAATAAAGTATTTGAATACCCCAAGAAATTAATTTTAGATGAATTCGGCTTTGACCCAATTAAAATAGAATATGATGTTACGAAAAAGCATGTTGATAAATTCTATGATGATGTTAGGGGTAGATTAATTCCAATAAAGACCGAATTTGTGATGTACGATAAGGAAGCACTTATCGCAGGCATGTGTGATATTATATTTTGGAATGTAAAAGCACAGGAATATCAGATTTGGGATTGGAAAACAAATAAAGAATTTTCTTTCGAAGAAGGTGAAAGATATCTTTCAGAAGAATTATATATGCTACAAGATTGTGACTTGGAAATATATTCGCTACAACTTCAACTATATAAAGAAATTATTGAAAGAAACACATCGATTAAACTTGGTAAATCATATTTAGTATGGCTGTCACATAATAATGATAATTATAAAATTATTGAAACAAAAGAAAGAAAATATTATGCAAACGTAATAATAAACAATAGATTAGAAGAAGTCAAAGCTGCTTAAATTGTATTATACGGTTAACCACATTTTATTTTTAATTATTTTATTTATAGTAGTATAAGATACATTAAAGGTAGAAGCAATGTTTGGTTGTGAAATTTTATCTTCATGATACATCTTGCGAATATTAATTACATCGTTTTCAGTTAATTTTGTATGTGTTCTTCTGTTTGTAGGTATTCCAATGTGACTCAAAGACATTTTATTTCTACTTTCAATAGATACTTCTTTATTAAACTTCGGATGCTTATCTCCACGTTTTCCAAACATTGGATTCTTTTCACCTAATTTCAGTTGTGATAGTAACTGTTTTGTTTCTTCACTGTGTTTTCTATTTAAAAAGGTATGTTCGGGGTCATTAACATTATATCCTAATTTATTGTTAAATGAATTATGTATTAATATTTGCTCTAATTCCTTAATTAATAAATCATCGATTTCACACTCTAAAATTACTGAAAATTCAAATGATTCTATACCATATTTTATCCACGATGACTGTAAGTGTGAATTATGATGTTTATTGTGAATTAAATACCATCTGTGGTCACGCCATCTTTTTTTAATATCAGTGGCACTTCCGATATATACTTTATTATTGATTTTATTTTCTATTTTATATATTCCTGTTTTCATAAAAAAAATGGATAACAAATATAAATACTTGTCATCCATTTTAATTCTTTTATTCGTAACTACTTGATTAGTTGTTGAGTATGCAGCGCCACGGCTGAACCTCAAGTGTTATGTTAGTTAATTCATCATTTCCGTAATCATTATCACCAAAGTCAATTGATGTAATCATACATTGTTCCAAAAACCATTTTTCAACTTCAATACCTGTTGGGTCTAACGCCTTCAAGTAGATGTTTTTCTTATAGCCAGCAGCATATCCCATACGTCCTGTAAGTGATTCAGCATGAAGACGAACCCACTCCATTAACTGCTGTGATGTCGAAGGACCGATTGGGTCGAGAAATGTCAAAGACATTGTATCCCAAGTGTATCTACCTGCAACATAATTCTGTTCATTCATATAAGGTATTGGAACTGAATTAATCTTCATTGAAGGTCTTTTGAACTTTTGTACCTTCCATACTTCAATACCTAATTCATCTGCAAATTCCGCAAAGAATCTATTTACTCTTTTTGGTTCGTATTCAAAAGGGATACCCCTAATCATTTCTCCTGCCATTTTGTTAAATTGTTTATTTTGTGATAATTATTTTTTATGTTTTCTGATAAATACTCACATTTAAAAAACTTTGTGAATTATCTGCCGTTTCTCCTAAAGTTCTTCAATTGGAAATACGTTAATGGTTTATTTTCTGGTTCAATTACTTCTTCCACTGCTGGAAATTCTGTTTCTTTTTCAAGAATAGGTTCGATCACCTCTGGTTCGATTGTTGGTTCGATTACCTCTGGTTCGATTGTTGGTTCGATTGTTGGTTCGATTACCTCTGGTTCGATTGCCTCTTCTTGAACTTCAATAATTTCTTCAATGGACTCAACAGTTGATTCAACTTCGGGTACGATCTCAAGTTCTTCGTTATTTTTTTTTGATTCGATGGTTTTATTTTTTGCCATGATGTTTATATTAATGTAATAATATTATTTAATTGAAGAAATGGAGACCTATTACGATAATAGGTCTCCCTCTTAATGTTATGCTCCAACGTCATTAAATGATGCGCCAGAAGGAGTAATTGTGAATGTGATTCCAATAAATTCTAATGCACGTGTTGGTTTCAAGTAGATTTCACCGTAAAGTTCATTTCTATCACGAGTTTCAGTTGTGTTGTTACTATCATCCATTTTAATTCTGAAATCCAATAAACCTCTTTCACGTTTAATTGTATCGAGAATTGGAGTTACTTTAGATAAGAACTGGTCAATAGTAGCTTGGTCGTTTTGTTCAAATAAAAGTCTAACTGCAATGTTGGCAATAAGAACCTTTACTTGTAATAATAATCTACGTACATTAATTCTATTAAGTGCAGATTCTTTAACTTGTAATGTCTTCTGTCCAAAGATAGCTGTTCCTGTGTCGGCAAAATCAGCCACAGGATTGATTCTACCAGCGTAGAGCACGTCTCTTGCTTCAAGTGATAGTTTATACTTAGATTTTCTTGCGTTCGTTACACCACGGTTAAGACCTGCTGGTGCGAACCAAGGAAATGAAGTGTTGTCAGTATATGCCATTGCTCTCACTACCTCTCCTGTTGGTGGAATATAAACATTAACATTATTCTGTGTATCTCTCATTTGAATCCAAGGGAAATAAGTAGTAGCATAACTTGAATCAATATCTGCTGTATCTAGTAAATCTGCAATATCTTGTGTTGCTACAACATCAGCCTTACCATTATCACCTACTGTTATGTCAATAGATACATCGGGTGAATCGATTACATATAGTGTATCAGTTCTTTGCTGTTCAATCATTTCAATTGTATTTTGAATCAAAATATTTTGATTTGACCAGTTGATTGCAGGGGTAGCAAATAAGTTAATTGTTACTTCTTCTGGATTTGAATATGTTTGAATTGCGGTTTCCCATGCTTGGAAGTCATTCGTTGGAATTGAATTCGGAACAACACCATCGTAGATTCCGTTTTGACGATAATCATCACCATATGAACGTACAAACCTATATACATTCCATCCGTCAAAACCACCAGAAGGTGCAAATGTGAATTTTCTGGATGCTAATAGGTAATATGGATTTAATGGGTCTTGAACATCGCCAATTGTTTGGAATGTACCATCACCACAATCAAATGAATAACCATTTGAAGTTACACCAGATGCATCAATATCCATGTGAAAACCATTTGTCTTAACGTGGCTACCAGTGGCAACCTGTCCATTAAAATTGAAGAAATTTTGATTAATACCAGTACCGACAACTGTAGCTGCATCGTATGCATTTTCAGAAACACCTAAATATATTTTTTTAATTCTTTCGTCTTCATTATACTTCGTTTTGTAATAGATTTTTGGAGCAGTACCTGAATATGTACCAGTTGTGGCTGACATAGCATAGTTGTTGAATAAATAACCTTCGAAACCAGCAGGAAAATCACCCACAGTGATATCGGAAGCTACCTCAATCATAATATATTTGCTTTGTAGGTCATATTCACCATCAGTTGTACCAATACGCTGTCCAACGTAGTTATTATTACCTTTAAGTAAACCGCATCTTGTGAATGATTCTAGTACACTTACATTGTCATCAGTATCATAGAAGTTACGAACAATAATGTCAAATTCAAGTGTAATAGGGTTAATGTTCTGAATGCTAATCTTAATTTCTTGATTTGCTGCATTACCATCAGAAATACTGATAAATTTAAATAATCTGCTTACTGAATTACCTTTAACTTGTGATACTACCCAAGGAGTCTCAGGAGTTTTAAATTGTGTTTTATAATTAGTGAAGAATGCTGAATCACACTCAATTAAATTATCATTGACACCATATGCATAAGGTAAAACTGCTGGTAAACCAAATGATGTAAATCCACTTGGTACAGCATCGCCACCACCGTCAAGTTTTTTAATGAGGTCTGGATATGTTGCTTCAACCCAAACCATAGTTGTCTTATCGTTAGGTTCGAATCCAATTACATTTGGTAAGAAACTAGATGCATCTGGATTCAATGAAGTGACATAAATTGCTTTAGTCACACCACTTGTAGCAACTAACTTAAATGTTCCAAATAAATCGCCAATGCCACCCAAAGTAGTATTTCCCGATATTGCAAGAGCAGTTGTTTTAACTACATTTACTGGTGCTGCATTCACAACATCCTGTGTATATGCTCTACTTCTGATTATACCAAGTACCATATTTGAATATGCAGAATATTCAACGGCTGTGAATACTGTTGAGTTTCCACTTGTTGTACCACTACCGTATGTACTGTTATAAGCAGTAACTACGAATGAATGAGATATGCCTCTGAAACTTGTTACACCAGTTTTTGTGAAACCAGAGAAACTTACTCCTGTGTCGCCAAGACCGTTTAATGTAACACCTAAATAAGTGTTGTCAGTAAACGTAGCTACTAATCCAGTTGTTGTTGCACCTTGTACTATAGTTGCAGGGTCTGCGCCAGCACTTAATGTAACTGCCCATGCTTTACCAGCGTCAAATCCGCTTAGTCCCAATACTCTGGTTACCCATAATTGGTTTGATTCTTCTAAGTATGAGTTTGCCACATAAGGTAATTGATATTGAAGATTTCCATCTGTAAATCTTTTAACACTTTGTCCACCAAACCTATTAGCATACTCAGTTTTGTCTTGTACAAAAACAGGTTCGAAGGCAGGACCTTTAAGGGTTTCGCCAACAAGACCCAATGTTGTTATGCCCACATTACGTGTTACGAATGTAAGGTCACGTTCTTTAAATTTTACACCCGGTGAGGTGAATACAAAATCTGCCATGTTTTTTAATTATTTATCGTTTTTATTATTATTTTAAACTCTCTTTCTACAATAAATACTGAAAATAATCGCAAAACACCTTTTACTTTGATTATTATGGGAGTGTGAATTTCGATAATAAATGCAGATTTTCAGTTATTTTAATTTTTTGTTATCCGATTTTCTTTTTTTTCGATTTTTTGTCTTTAAATTTACTCTTTTTTTCCTGAAATTATTTTTAAAAAAAAATGAAAATAATTGAAAATAATTTCTATTGGTAAGGTTTTCATCTATTTAGTATTTATAAAAAAGAAATTATATGAATAAATCCCAAAGAATATACTTTGATACTGGCAACACTGGTTCAGATATTTACATGAAAGTAAGACTTGAACAAGATGTTGATACAATTGAATTTATGTCAATGCAACTCAGTACCGAAGATGTGTATCAAGACTTCAATTCAGACTACGGTGTATTGGTAGGTAGAGTCACTGCAAATGGCGGGGTAGGCATTCCAAATGCCAAGATTAGTATCTTTATACCACTTACAGATGAAGATGCTGCTATGGGTCAGATAACAAGCATCTATCCCTATGTAACACCAAGAGATAAGAATAATGAAGGTAAAAGATATAATCTATTACCACGTGTTTCAAAGATTGATTCAAAGACAGGTCAGTGGTCACCAAAACAAGCATTTGGTTCTTTTCCAATTAAGGAAGAAGTGGTTACAAATGCATTAATAATGGATGTGTATAAAAAATATTATAAATATACTGCATTGACAAATAATGCTGGTGATTATATGATATTTGGCGTGCCAACAGGTACACAAACTGTCCATATGAGTGTTGATATTACTGATATTGGTGAATATAGTATGAATCCAGCTTCAATGGTTGTTAATTTAGGATATTCACCAAATTTATTCACAAATAATAATACAATGATTAAAGCAAGTCAGGATTTGGGTGACTTACCAAACATTGAGACACAAGAAATTACTGTTGACGTTATTCCATTTTGGGGCGATACCACTAATTTCGAGATTGGAATTACTCGTCAAGATTTTAGAATAAGGGCAACGCTTGTAAATACATTTACAATCTTTGGTAGTGTGTTTACAGATGGAGTGGATAGAATGTGGGGCGGTGAAAGTCATAATTTTAGAGCAATTAATGAATTATATCACGGTAACGACCCAGCCGAAGCAACGGTAAGTATCTCAACAAAAAGAATTGGAAAAGTTACAGAAACAATTTATTATTATCCAACGTCAATTAGTGATTATGAAATTGATAATAATTTAGTTGCTACAGATGGTAGTGATATGCTTGTGTTGGATGCTAGTGAATATACTGTACATAAGAGAGACGGTGATTTTGTGTTTATTATAAATTGTAATCGAAATAGAATTACAACAGATGAAAACGGAAATAAGAAATATATTAGCGATGATTCAACTGAGGGTGTTTTTAGTGGATTTAGGGGATTTGTAACACTTGAAATAACATTAAATGATATGCCAATAACAGCTAGTGGTGATATTGGTGACAACACATCACTTACACCATATAGGGTTAGATTTAAATTTCCTCAACATGCTGAAAGAGATCATAGTTTTGATGAACCAAACTATGATGCAACAGCAAATGCAGATACTATTGCATGGAGAAAAGAACATCATAAATTCGAAGCGGGTAAGTTCTACAGTTTTTCGAGATTTCATGGACTAACTGAAAATACCCATTATCCTGACGATGAACAAAATACTATAGATGGATTCTTCGATAAAGACCAAATTAATCACATACCGACAAGTAATCAATTTTCAAATGTTGGTGTCATTTTTTCAAGTAATATTAATGATATTGAATATCCGAATGAGAATTATATGTTTCCATATAATAGTGTGGTTGGTGTGGATAAAATATTTGGCGCAAATTGGCTTAATTTAAGTATACATTTACCACAACTTGCATATGTTGATAATGGATATGCATTCATTGGATATGTTCGTACAGCAGATTACTTTTCAAGGCAGCGTAGGGCAGACGATGAAGGTTCTGGTGCTAATAATAACTGGTTTTTGAAAGATAATTTTCAACCAATTGCATCATTCGTTAGTGGTACAAAATGGTTTGGACGTTCAGACTTACACTGGACTGATATTATTGAAGTACCTGTCACTGACATCAAATTGATTGCAGATAAACCAAAAGGATTTGTTGAACCAACTACAAGTACTTTGATTGGAAAATATCGTAATGGTGTATATATCCCAGATGGACAATGGATTACCGCATGTCCTCTTAATGGCGGTAAAGTAAATGGAGATATTAATGGTGCACCCGATACTAATACTTATTTTTATAAGGGTTTTGGTAGTGCCGACTGTATTCAATATTTATATGAATTAGGATTAATTAACTAAAAATTTGGTATTTATAACATATGGACGAACAATTAGAAATATTATTACACCAATACCAAAACGTTGCTTCAATTAATGTCGATGCATTTAATACTATTCAGCTAACTAACAATGCCGTTGAAATCAACGAGTATGACATTAGGAATGTGCTTAGTGTTACAGAAGTGTTTGATGCTGAACGTGAAGCGAATCAGATTTACAGAATCTATGGTCGAATTGAGTTCATGTCCATACTTAACGGATTAAAAAATGGCTACAATAAGTTTCAAGACTTCTTTCTACCTGAATATACTGGCAGTAGTAAGAACATATTAAATTCATTTGATTTTTATTTGGTAAGACCTTCTATTAGTGGATATACTCACATAATAACTGGTAGCAGCACCAACAATAGTACTATCACCTATAATAGATTCTTTACAATAATTGCCACACCTAATCAATTTGATTTATTTCCAGTTGGTTTTTCAAATAATGTGTTTGGGGAACAAGGATATACGTATGACTTTAATGTAGATATCGATGTAAGTAGTTTTCAAGACCAATTTGGATTCCCTGTAACGGAACTTTTTTTATATGCTCAATACAAGCCAGCACTTTCACCAGTCGAGCTATTGGCAGCAAAACAATGGGATAACACTGGTGGCGTTACCACGCCAAACATATTAACAAAATCGTTCATTAGTGGTGATACCGTCATGTCATTGAACGGACAAAAGTTTGGCGACATAATTGATTATTCTAAGTTAGATTATCTTCAAGTACAATTACAGCCAGAACAATTCTACATAACTACGCCATATAGCGGTGGAACTAATAGACTTATCTGGAAATACAACCCATTTATTCCACTAAGACTTAGATACTTAACAGATAGCGTGTATAATGCTAATATTAGTGGAACATCATATGCTGATGTTCAATCAATACCTTACTATGCAACATCTGCCGACACTGCTGGTAATTATGTTTGGAGATATATTATGTCAGAAGGATACAAAGACCCTTTAAGTGGTATTGGGACTGACCACCCGTTTGTAAATAAGAGAAGATATCTTTTCACATCGATTGTACTTGACGTACAGCCAGATTTAGATGATACAGAAACATTAACAGCATTTGAACAGGTTTGGTATGCAAGAAATTCATATAAATTAAACGTTACGCCAACAGGCGACATAAATAAGATGGGACAGCCATGCCAATAATAAGAGAACAAATATTAAAGAATGGATTAGACATGAACTTGAAATTTAATTTAGGTTCAAATGATAGTTTCATTGGATATCAGCAAGAAATTGATAACTTAACTCAGACGACTATGCTTGATTTAGTTAATCCTGTTGTTGATGTGGAAAGAAGAAAATTCAAGATGTTTGGACATACAATATTTTCATTTATGTTTAATAACGTAGTGTCATTTCTTGGTGCTGGATTCACTGTAAGTGAAATTAGTGGTCAAACATCTAACATTCGTAACAGTTTTTTCGTTCTCGATTATTATGATTCATATGACCCAAACACACAGGTAAAGATTTTTAATACCTATCTTACTAAAGTCAATGCATTTCCAGAATATAGCTTATACCCAAACACAGTTAATCAATTATATTACTGGTACGTTCCTCAATCATACATTGACGCTCAAAGTGGAACAACTGTAATTGGATACGTTAAATTAAGTTTCTACAATGCTAAATCTGGTGAGACTTCAATATTCTATAATCAAGTGAATGCTGCATTTCTCACACCAGAAAAGATGTATTTTAAAGTTGAATTAAATGTAGTTAACAGAACGTGGAAGTTCTTAAATCTTGTTGATTATAAGGTTGATGCAAGAACCCTAACCACGAGTACTGCTTATAGCGATAGAGTCAACAATACCTATACGAAGTATAATAAGATTAAGCAGCAATACCCAACAGGTAGCACTTATAGTTATAAAACGAATACGTATATTATTCCAAGCGGTAATACTGTTACATAACAGTTAAACCAATTCTTGTCTTTCTTAGTGTTTTAACAATTTCAAATTCCTTTTCATCTTGAATGAATCCCAAGATTTTTAAAGCATATTTACTAACGAAGAATCTATCACCATCAATATTCTCAATTGGATTTGATTCAGCAAAGCCTTCAAATAATAGTGGAAGTGGATTACCTTTAATTGTGATATAATCCTGACGTGATGCAAAGTTTTTTAAAACCTGTTCATCGTATTGGTTTACATCTACTCTGTATTTGGTAAACAATGCAACTTCATAAATCATATCAACATTAGTTGGCTCTGGCATTCTGAATTGTAGGAATATTTCCTGACCTTCATCGAGAATGGGAACATTCATGTATCTGAATTTACGTGCCTGTGGAACTCTATACTTCGTACCAAGTCTTGTACCAGCCTGTTTATCAATACGTCTAACAGTAACATAAGGTGTAGGAACATTCTTATCATTATCACTGAATTTCCAAGTCTTTGAAAATTCCCCCCAACGGTCATTATCAAGATAGAAAGTAGGAACTTCCTTATTATCTATAACGGCTTTCATACCTTCTTTACTGACATAATCGAAAAGTCCTTGGTCTAAGTCTTCGAGTAAAATTGTTCTTGGAAGATATTTAGTCTTAGTATCAGTTGCCTGCATGAGTGTTTCAATTCTATCCATGCCATATTTAAGGTATTCATTACCTACTTTTGGTGGATTGGTATCTAGGGTTACTTTGGCTTTTTTTGGTAATGACATATTAATTTACGCTTTTATATAAATACTCTTTGATTTTAATTATTAATTGCATACATTTGCACAATAATATATTAACATGTTAGTAGAACAGAAAAAATTCGAAGATACTGATGGCAGCGTAGGCTATGTTGAATCCATTTTCAAATCAGACAACGTACTAAAGTCAACATATTTCCCTAAAGCAAGACGATTATACATTGCATTCAGCCGTGGACATACTTACTCCTATAGTAATGTAAGTCCTGAAATGTATGCAGAGTTTGAAGATGCTGAATCACAGGGAGTATTCTTTCACAAAAGAATAAACAATAAACCTAATCACATTGCCCGTAAAGAATTTACACTTTATCCTAATGAAGTTAAAGAGTTGAAGGAAATTGTTGAAAGTAGAAAAACAATTAAAGACGAAGAAGATGAATAACGGTATTGAAGAACAATATATTAGCTTATTAACACTTGCAAAACAAGCATTAATATTTTATGGAAATAGTTGGAACTATCAAGACAAGATTAGCAATCCTTCACAAATAGCATTTGATGATTATGGGTCACAAGCAAGATTCGCATTAAATCAAATCGCACAATTGGAACTCATGCAGAATACTATGGCATTGGAATATGTAAATGAAACAATGAAGTTAGCTGAGACCGAAAATCCAGAAGACATTGAAAAAATATTAAATCAATTTAAACAAATATAAAAATGGAACTGAAATTTAAAAAACTAATACCAGAAGCACAAGCACCCTTTAAAAAGTACACACCAGACGCTGGTTGGGACTTTTTTTGCACATCTATTGAAGAAACACCTAACAATATTAAATACCATACTGGAATTGCGCTTGAAATACCTGTTGGTATGGTTGGAATGGCATTCCCAAGAAGTTCTGTTATTAACAAACAATTAATGTTAAAGAATTCAGTTGGAATAATTGATGCTACTTACCGTGGTGAAATTATATTTGTATTTCACGATACTATGCATGGTGTGTATTCAGGTGGTGCAGCAAGATTTCAGGTTGGTGACCGTATTGGACAAATGGTATTTTTAAACTTACCAGACATAACATTAATTGAAGCACCAGAACTATCAGAAACCGATAGAGGCGAAGGTGGATTCGGACACACAGGAAAGGCATAATGGCAGCACATATTTTCGATATTGATGGAACACTTGTTGATTATCACACAAGTGAATGGCTTAAAGGTGCTAAAGAAACCCTATTAAAATTATATGATGCAGGTCATGATATAATTTTAATTACGATGCGTGGTATACACGATGATGGTACAATTTGGAGTATTGAAAATACTAAAAAAACAATATTGAATGATTTGGATGTGTTGGGAATGAAATATGTTATAATTTTTGGTGTACAATCACCGAGAACACTTCATGATGATTCACCAATATTTTTAGATCAACGATACAGAAATCAAGAATACAATACATAATGAAAACAAGTTACACAGTAGAAGAATGGGCAAACTATGGTTTGCTTGAACATGTTCCAGTACATAGGGTTGGAGCAGTTGTTAATGCATTAAATTACACACTCGTGTGGATTGAGTCGATATTATCGACAGGTGTTGATGACGTACTGAATTGTGGTACAATTCTGCCGATTATTGCAATGACAATTACAACAGTAATTGATGTTAGTGATTCTGAGTTGAATGAAATACTTGGTGAAGCATACATTCAATTCGATGATTACATAATTACCAATAGGAAATTTCATAATAGCGAAATTAATGTTGAGGCTGAGTTTGAGCGTGAATTTTGTGAGAAGGCAATTAAAAAACATTACAATAGATTACAATTAAACTAATTGAAATGGAAGACCAAGAAAACATATCTTCACCAGAGGAATTGAACGATGAAAACATCCTCTCTGAAAATACTACAGGTGGCGAACCAATATTAATTGATAACGAACCACGTGTCATTATGGACTTGTTGGAGAAATTAAAATTAGTACCAGACCCACCAATGTCAAAACATATGTCAGAGATTGTTACTGATTATAGAAATGGTGAAGTCGTAAGTAAGACCATGAAACTGATTACGATTTTAAATAATCTATTATCAAAAGGTGGTGTGCCAAAGGCTGATTATATTGAGGGAAGTGAAATCTATAAAGAATTTATCAAAAGCATGAATTATCAGTTCCACGATAAGAAAGGTAGTGAATTAACCAATGAAGATATTAATGAAATTAATTTAAAGTACAATGATTTCATGATTGAGCATTGTGATTTTATACCTAATTTAGCAACTGAGGCTGCATGGGAAAAACTTGATGATTTAATATCAATATTAAGAAATAATAACGACCCATATCAATTTCTAATTTTTAGCGAGACTTTTGACCCTAAAATACTTTCGGTTGCAGGATATCCCAATAAATATTTAAGAGAAAAATATGATTATCTCGTAAATCATCCTGTGGTTAAACAAAAACTTGAGTCTTATCGCAAGTGGAAAGATTTGATTGATACATTGGATTCGGAATACCCGAATAATGTATTTATTTCTGGCGTTAAGAACAAGTATAAGATTGCTAACTATTATGAATGTCTTGATGCCTCAATGAAATTATTTGAACAAATGCATAGTCTTGAGATATTGCAAAAAGAGGTTTGTATTAGTTTTCTTCACCCAATACTCAATGAAATGTATGAAGAATTAAATCTTTGGGATTTAGTCCAAAAATATCATACTGCAACATTTAAACGTGGAAGTTTAGGAAAGCCAAATTATGCCACCGAACATATTGCAGGTAGCTATTACGGCACAAAATGTAAATATGGTAGTCTGAATGATTCGAAATATGGCGACATGTTTATCGAGCAATATCTTCGTCCATTTAGAATTAAGAATGAAATAAAATTATTTTAAATAACAATTAACAATTAAAAACAAATCAGATTATGAAGGGTACAACTGGAATTAGATTAAGAAGAGCAAATGCTAAGACAATGCTCGAAGAACAACTCAAACGTGGCACGAAGCCAGAAAAAATCGATGGAAAAACATCGTCAAACCTAATACCGCTAACACCTGCCGATATTAGTCGTATCAATCGTGAGATTGAAGTACTTACCAATCCTAAGAAGAAAACAACCGTAAAACCAGCGTAATTATGAAACAATATTTAGACTTGTTACATCATATCGTTGATTGTGGCGTAGAAAAAGAAAGTGGTAGGGCAAACATGCCTAATACCATTGGAGTGTCACACAGTACAATTAAAATGGATTTAAGTGATGGCTTTCCACTACTCACAACAAAAAAAATGTATTGGAAAGGAATCATACACGAATTGCTGTGGTTTTTGTCGGGAAATACTAATATTAAATATCTTGTTGATAATAATGTTAATATTTGGAATGGCGATGCATATCGATGGTATTTAAAATGGTGGAATGAAATTGGTAATACGATTGATGGTATAGGAAAATTAGAAACTATTGATGATTTTATCAGCCAAGTTAAACAAGATAACAATCCTGCTTATGAACCAGAATTTGAATGGCATTATGATAGAACTGATAATTGGGGTGTATATACCGTTGGTGATTTGGGTAAGGTTTACGGATATCAATGGCGTAATCAAAATGGTGTAGACCAAGTTAAAGAAGTGCTTGATGGATTAAAAAATAATCCATATAGTCGTTATCATATAATTGATGGTTGGAATAAAGCGGATTTTAGTGAAATGGCACTTCCACCATGTCATTTATTGTATCAATTTATTGTTAGACCATTATCTTTTGAAGAAAGAGAAACACTACTTTATAAATTAATTGGTCATAGACTTCCATTTGAATATACTAAGGATGAAATAGTGAGAGATTTGGATAATGCAAATATTCCTAAATTTTATCTCGATTTAAACATGTATCAAAGAAGCGTAGATACACTACTTGGTTGTCCATTTAATTTAGCATCTATGTCACTTTTATTGATGTTATTTGCAAAAGCGTCTAATATGATTTCAGGAGTAGCTACATGGGTTGGTGGAGATACTCATTTATATCTGAATCATATACCAATGGTTAGTGAACAAGTAAATAGAGTACCATATAAGTTACCGAATTTACTAATAAAGAAGGATATTGATTCACTGGCTGATATTCTTGAGTTAACAATAAATGATTTTGAATTAAAGAATTATATATCGCATCCAGCAATTAAAGCGGAATTATTTACTGGACTTAAGAAATAATTCTAATTACAAATACACATAATATTATGGGAGAGTTTACCATATACACACCTATGGGCGGTTATTGTCCAGTTTGTTTACGTGATAAGCAAGGGTGTGTATGTGCTACATGGTTTTCCGAAATTAATAAAGAAGATAGAATGAACGAAAGACTAAAGAACGTCAACTTAATTGACGAATTGGATTTCACATTTATAGATGTAGAAGTTCAACTAATTGAAGACCAAAAGCGTTGGGGTGATACTTGGAAAAACAGAGGAATAGTTTGGGAAGGTCAATCACAGGAAGAGCGTTTCTACCAGAAAATAACCGAGTACATGAACGACTACCGTGAAAATGGTACTAAATTTCCTTGGACTAAAGTTATCGGTGAAGCACATATCTGTCTTGTTAGAGAGAAAAAAAATTCACATTAACTAATTTGAATGATAATATTATACATATCAATATTATTGTTAGCATTAATAATCCTTTTTCTTTCTCTGGCACTATACTTCTTGATTAAAAAGAGTACGTATTTTTCCGACAAAGAAAAAGAGTTTATTGTCTTTGTCATGGACATATTTAGGGACTATGGTGATGACTTAGGAATACAAACGAAAGAGCAACATGAAAAGCTAGTGGAAGAACTTGAAAAGATTAAAAACAAACACTTTAAAACAGAAAAGAATGACAAAACTTGAATCGATTATTGAAATGTATCCAGATGAATCACTTTTAAAAGCAGATGGGTTTGATGATGCATTACTTGGAGCAGCAGAACTTAAACCGTCTGGTGTTATTGTTCTTGTGTATTCGAAAAGTCTTGCAATCCATATTTTAATGAAAAGGGATAGTATGGATTATGATGAAGCATTAGAATACTACGAATTTAATGTCGTTGGTGCATATGTGGGAATTAAAACACCTATATGGGTCGAAGACGAATTTTTCGATTAACGAAAAAAGGAGCTAATTAGCTCCTTTTTTTATTCTCTTGTTTCAGATATAAAAGGAACTACGTTCCCTTTTCTTCACCCTCAAACATTCCAACAGTATCACTACGAACTGGCACGCCAGTTATGCGCTTCCAATATGGTTTGAATCCCCCAATTGATTTCTTGGTTTCGTCACTAACATTATTGGCGTTCTCAACTTCATAAAATCTAAGCTTTTCACCACTCATATTATAGCCAATGTAATCACCACGATTGATTTCAATTTGCTTTTCTGCTAATTCTTTTAGGTAAACACCGAATGTAATATTACCACTATCATCACGAGCAATACCACCTTGGTTGTCACCATAATTACTCTGCACTCCTTCTTCAACATTAAGCATGACGGATATTCTAACAGGTGGGAAGAATTTCTTATCCTTTGCTTTTGCTTGTGCATATAATGTATGAACCTTAGTCTCTAAGATATTGATTTTGTAAATAAGAACTTCCTGCGCATTATCTGTCTGTAAGAAGTTTCTACCATACATTATATCCAAATCAATGGAGTTGTCAGTTACGAACATTCCATATCTTTCGTTTTCAAGGTCAATTATTTGTTTCTTCTTTGCCATTACGCATATAGTTTAAATCCTTCTGCCTCAATAGACTTTATAGACGCTGTAAGCTGTCTAAATTGCTTGTCAATAGATTTGTCGCTAACGATACATCTATCAACGCCTGAGTCTAAATCGGCTTTTATTCTTTCTTTACTTAATTCAGGGATAGATTCAAACACTTTTGCATATGCTTCGAACTCAATACCTTTTTCGTTAAGGTAAGTAAGTACTGAAACTCTATCTTTTGCTCTAACATGTGTTGCATCTAAAATAACATTGTATCCAGCAACAAGGTAATCTGCAACTCTTTCATAAACGATTGACCACACCACATTTGGAAAAGCTTGACATGAAATATTATCATACAATTCTTTCCTGACACCATCTGCTGAAACGACACGTATTCCTAATGCTTCTAAATCTAATGAATTAATCCATGTAGACTTTCCACTTCCAGATATTCCGACTAAAATAATTAATTTTGATAATTCCATGACTTTGTAATTTTGATTAATCTTTCTTATACGTATGAACCACGCAAAAGGTTACAATTTTTCGCAAATATATTTTATATCGCAATGATAGGAAATTGTGGGGGCATAAATCCTCTCTCACGGTTTACGTTTTCAGCAATCTTAGCACGATTTTCAGTTAAGACAACCTGACTCATGCTTTCCAATTGGTCAAGGATAAGTTTTTCTGTTGCTTCTTTTAATTCCTTTCCTTGGTCAAGCAAATAACGATAATCCATTGTTAATTGCTTTTCAGCAACACCCAATTCACCGCTATAAAAACCACGAACTCCACCGATAACCATTTTTACTTTAGCTATAAGAAAATTCCTGATTTGCTGACGTGCAACATCATTCAAATTTGACCACTGTAGTATTTGTGTAGGTGGGTCTGATGGTAGCCTAACCGCATCATTATTTTCTTCAAGACATTTATCCCTATCACCAGCAGTATCGTAATACCAATACCATACTTTTCTACCTGCATAGTGTTTTCCCCATGAACCAGCAATTTCGTGACGGTCATTTGGCATAGGATATAAATGTAATAACTTTTCACCAGAGGCTAAACCAGTTATTCTATATGTTAGGATGGATTGTAAGATTCTTTGTTTCATTCTACGGTCTTGTGCACCCAATAGTGTTGAGAATGTTGGCTGAACGTACATGGCTGGACGACCAAGATATGACATTCCCATTAAACCAGCACTCCAAGCATTCATTGCAAATGGGTCAACCATACCACCGTCAATTGCTGGCGGTGTTTCCCACAAAACTTCGTTAATTTCTCTACCAGCAGGAATTACATAATGTTGTGTATGTTCTTCTGTGGTAATGAAGTCACGTTTTAACTCCCATTGATTACCAGCAGGAGCATTCGCACCTTGACCAACTTGTTTTGAGTAAGCATATGTAAATGATTCCATATACTTGTTTGATTTATCTGAGAATGCAGACACAAAGTCACCATTCTCTTTGCTTAGTCCTTCCAAACCAGTCCATTGTTGTACTATAAGCCAACTATTTATGATTGATGAATAGTCCTCTACCACCATTTCAAGGTATGAATCCATCATTTCGTCCTTCAATTCGAATGGTCTGAGAGGATAACCTAACTCGTGTTTTACGTGTAGGTATAATTTATTTTTGTCAACTGTTGTAATTAATGCCATAATTGTTTAATTTTGCTGTCTTTTCTAATAAATACTTTAATAAGACATTAATATGCAAGAAATCCGTTACAAAATTGATTTAAATGAAAATGGTAGACCATGTATTGATTTACCTCCAGATTATCTTCACAATCAGGAAGATAAATTTTTCGCACTTGAAATTACGAGATACTATTTACAGGTAGTATTCGCACGTATGGATAGAAGTATGTATGATGAAAACACCATGAGAAGATTCGAAGATAATATTCAATTCCTTGGGCAAATGGGCGATGAAATGGCTGAAATCATATTTGACGACATGGTAAAGAATGGTGATATTGCTATGGCGATGAATGAAGGTGAGTTTAATGCGCACATTTACCAAAAGTCAATTGCTGACCGTGATGCACTTAGTATGACACATATTATCTTTAATAATAAAATCTTTAAAAGAGAGATAGGTTTAAAGGTATTTGTATACGATGAAAATGAATCTGAATCTCTCGACATATATAATGATGTGAATGGTATTTACGAACTGGTAGGTGGTATTACTAATGAACATTGGGTAAAAATAAAGTAATGAAAAATAAACTAAGAAAAGAAGAATTTTTAAAAATATATAGTATTTATATAAAATATATATATAATCATGAAAAATGAAAACATATTATTAAACATTGACTCAAATTTAAAGGAAAATGTTAGAATAATTGCGAAAAAAATGGGTCTATCTGTTTCAGCATATATTAGAATGAACTTGTCTCATTTAGTTAATAAGTATATAGATAATAATCCCAACGACAAAGATATTCTAAAATGAAAAAATCTGCAAATTATTGGAGTAAAGATGCTTGTAGTGAGGAAGCATTAATGTATAATACTAGAAATGAATTTAAATGTGGGTCACCAAGTGCATATAACAAGGCAATTAAGAATGGTTGGATTGATGAATTGTGTCAACATATGGTAAGAGTTATAAATCCACCAAATTATTGGATGTTGGATAGGTGTCACGCAGAGGCATTAAAATATCAATGTAGGAACAAATTCATTGAAAATTCCAGTAGTGCATATTATGCTGCACGAAAAAATGGTTGGCTTGATGAAATATGCTCACACATGTCAACAAACCAACTACATAAAAAAAGATATTTATATGCATTCGAATTTACTGATAATCACGTATATGTGGGTTTAACATACAATGTGACCAGAAGAAGTAATGTTCATCTTGGATTAATTGGTTCTGCTAATTCGGCAGTCTTAAACCACATTAGAAAAACTCAATTAAGTCCAACTTTAAAAATGTTAGTCAATATACCAATTGATGAATCTGATGCTGCAACTAAAGAAGTTTTTTTTATTGATGAATATAGAAAGAATAAATGGTTTTTACTAAATAGAATAAAAGGTGGTGGCTTGGGTGGTAATTTGTCAAAATGGAATTTTGAAAATCTTAGAAAAGAAGCCTTGAAATATAGTACGAGAGGTGAATTTCAAAAAAATTCTTGTGGGGCATATAATGCTGCACGAAGAAATAATTGTCTTAATGAAATTTGTTCACATATGATAGAAATCGTAAAACCAATACATTATTGGACATATGAAAACTGTAAAAATGAAGCATTTAAATATGATAAAAGAAATGATTTTCACGTGAAATCATCTTCGGCATATGATTCGGCACATAAAAATAATTGGCTTAATGAAATATGTTTACACATGAAACAACCCAATAGTAATCAATTTAAACAAACAAACAATGAATTTTAAACCAACTGCCGAACAAGAGAGAATATTTACATTCATTAAAAAAAGACCAGAAAATATTTTAATAAAAGCATTTGCTGGATGTGGAAAGAGTTCAACAATTGTTGAATGTTCAAAGATGTTGCCCAAAGATAAATCAGTACTTTTTTTAGCCTTCAATAAACATATTCAAGAGGACCTTAAGACTAAACTAAATGAGGGTACTCGTTGTTACACTACATATGGATTAGGTATGTCTGCTGTTAAACGTAAATATGGTGATAGCATTCAGTTTGATGAATTTAAGCTCGATAAACTCATTCAGAAGAAAGCCAAATCGTGGAAACTCGATGAAGAGTTCGATAATGACGAAGAAATGTCAATATATATGAACTCCTTAAAAAAATTGGTGAATCTCTGTAGATTGACCTTAACGTTAAAAGCTGAATACATACCGTATGTAGCTGAAAGATACGATATTAACCTACGTAAAGACAAGGACATTAAGAGAGTACTCAAAATTCTTGATGATGCAACCAATGACAGGAAAACGATGGATTATACTGATATGATTTATCTCCCTGCTATTGATAATAGTATTTGGATGTTTCCGCAGGACTATGTTTTCGTGGATGAAGTTCAAGACTTAAACCGTTGTCAGATTAAAATCATTGAGAAGATATTGAAAAAAGATAAACTCTCAGGTAAAATCACAGGTAGACTTATTTCAGTGGGTGATTTCTTTCAAGGAATTTATGGATTTACTGCTGCTGATGAAAAATCATTCGAATGGTTTGAGAAATTTCCAAATACAAAAGTGTTACCACTATCTGTTTCATTCAGATGCTCGAAAGCTGTTATTAGGAAAGCAAATGAAATTGTCCCCGACATAAAGGCACTTGATAGCGCACCAGAAGGATTGGTTAGGAATGGTGATGTTCTCACAGAAGCGGAGAGTGGAGATTTTGTTCTTTGTAGGACAACAATGCCTCTTGTAAAACTTTTCTTTGAGTTCCTCATGCAAAATAAGAAAGCTACTATTAAAGGTTCTGACATTGGACTACACCTAATTGAGCTAATTGGGAAAATTAATAACATTCCAGAACTCAAGAGATTTTGGGAACGTGAATTAGTTACATTCAGGCGTGATTTAAAAGCCAGTGGTGTTCTAAATCCAATTGAACATAGTGGATATTCCGCACTTGAAGACAAAGTAAGTACTTTATTGTTCTTAGCAGGATTTGCAAATACGATTCAAGACCTTAAGGACAAAATTAGAACAATATTCAGTGACGATATTCAGGGTATTGTATTGAGTACCGTTCACAAAATCAAAGGCTTGGAAGCTGATAGAGTATTTATTGTTCGACCAGACTTAATGCCTTTACCTAATCAACGTGGATGGCAAGCAATACAAGAAAAGAACTTGGAGTATGTAGCTATAACGAGAAGTCGTCTGGAACTTATATATGACCATGAATGGACGGATGAAGAACCAGAAGCAATTTAATTATGGAAAAAACAATCGAAGAACTTGAGAAAGAATTAGTAGACATGAAAGCATCAAATAATGCTGCTTGGAGTCTATATGGTAGTGAACTATGCGCAGGTAATATGCTTGCCGAAGAAGCAAATCTCGAATTAGAGATAAAAATAGCAAAAGGAATTAAAAAATCGGAATTTGAAATTAAGAAGGTAAAATGGATGACAAATAAAAAGATTAGGGGATAGTTTCAAAAGTCCTTGGATATGTGATTAATCGTTTGTACTTTTGTACTTTTGCAAACTATTTATACCAAATAACATTAATTAATTAAAAACGAAAAAAGATGAAAAAATTATTATTCTTACTTACTATTGTAGGTCTCATGGCATTTGCTTCTTGCAAATCATCAGAGAGTAAATCCGATGCAACTGCTGACACCACACAGGTTGACAGTACTGTTACCGTTGATACTACTGTAGCACAGTAATTAATTTGTCCCATGCTTGCCATACCAAAGGTGACATGGGACATTTTTATTTAAATTAGAAATTATGGATTGGATTGTTAAAATCGTTGGTAAACCCAACATGCGAATCAAAGTATGGTTTGAACCAAATGAAGAAAACATTCACTTTAGTGGTCAATATAAGCCGAGGAACGGCAATTGGGTTGAGTTCAGTGAAGTAATCCTTAATATGAACACCAGCTTAGAAAAAATACAAAAATCAATGGCACAAACATATGTCCTAATGAAAAATCGGGTTGATGTGTTTGAGGATTTATCGGATACATTCTCAGTAATAAGTGAGATTGAAATAAAAGACGAGGGAGAAGCGGAAATCAAGTAAAACGAAAAAGGTGGTCTAATTTAGACCACCTTTTTTATTTATATTTCCACAACACATTATTTATGATTTTATTTTTAGAACACCATCTGGATATCGTAGATTGATTTACATTTTCATTTTTAGAAGCGAGTGCAGTTGATTCATATGTGTTTAATGTTTCATTCGTGGTTACATTTATCTTCAACACACTTTTACACAACACTTCTTTTTGTTTGATTGACATACCATTCTCTAACTTAGTTTTACTTATTTTATCCTTAGTTTCTTTATCTCGTACTTTACCCTGCCAGAATTTAGGTGATGTTGCACTTAATTGTAGTTTTTCTTCTTCTGTTTTTTCCCTACCATATTTCTTAGCATCATCTGTCCCTGCTTTAGCGACCCTATTGTTAATCCATCTTTCATTTTGCTTAATTCCTAAATGTGATTTAGACATTTTCTCTAATGTCTCGGTAGTTGGTATGGCATTTCCACCACCAGATTCAATATTATATCCAAATTCTTTATTATTGGAATTGTATTTCGTGATATATTCAATTTCTTTATTGTTGAGTTCGCTCAAATTAATTGCTGTGTCAATAATGGAAAATTCAAAATTATCCCAACCATATTTATTAAAGGAATTCAACAAATATTTATTGTAAAAAATGTTTCTATTATAGGCACTTTTATACTCCCAAATTCTTTTATTTAAAGTTCTCGTTGTTTGACCAATATATATTTTACCATTAACATTGTTTTTTATAGCATATATATACCCATAAAGTATATGATTGTCGTTGTTGATAAATAATTCATATCTGAGCTTACCACAGTTCCAAACCTTAATCATATTATCTTTAATTAATTGTTTTTCATCATTAGATAAAGTAATGTTATTTAAGAACTTATTACCAAATGTAAACTTATGGTATAACTCTTCTTTATTTTTTAGAAATATTTTATAATCGGGTCTAATTATTTTTCCAAGTTTAAAACCATTATTTTCATATATATTTTTATCCCTATTCACAAAATTTAAATCAGCAAATGATAAGATTTTTCTAGGGGAATAATCTTTAATAAAACTTTTAAGCATTCTATTAAAAATACCACTAATCACGTATCCAAATTTAATTGAAAATCTCGATAAATTATATTCATTTTCACCAATTCCCCCATTCATTCCCATATTATCATCAAAACTTATTACTGCAATTAATTCATTATTAAAATATGCACCATAAAATATCTGTGACTTATCAGTGCCTTGAATATGATTCTCATTCAAAAATTTATTCTTCAATAGAGTATCAATGTGTGTAATATTACACTTTCTTGCATGCACAATAATTTGATCTTTAAATTTCAATTTATTTATTCTATCCCTTATCACTGCTTTATGGTTCTTCAAATCAAAATAATTGTATATTATGCAGTTTTGATACAATAATAAATAATCATCCTTTATTTTTTTTATTTCTCCATTTTTAAGCGTTATCATATCGTTAATTCCTAGAAACAATATGATTGTATTACCGTAGATTAGTTTTTTCATGGTTATTTTGCTTGTTATAATAAATACGGAACATATTTATTTATGCACTACAAAATTAAAAAAAAGAGTTGGAAATTCCAACTCTTTTTAAAAATATCAATCAAGATTATTGTAAGTCACCAATTCCGAAAGTCTGTAGACCATCGCAATAGATTCTACCGTAGTAACGGTTGAGTACCATTTTCTTAGCATAACGAGTCATGATACCACGTATTGGTGTGAAATCGAATGGGTTATACATTACAGGAGTTAACTGCATTGGAACGTATGGGGCGTATATGTAACCGGTCTCTAAGATACTTGTTCCTTTATGACCAATAAGGATTGTGTTTGCTGGTGAGTAAGGGTCACGATACACAAGGTAACGTCCACTTAAAGTACCAATTTTTTCAATACCCATGTTATACTTATCCTGTTCAGGTGAAGCGTTGCTAACGTGGAAATATTCAAGGTCATCGAATACTGCACTTACTTCTGGGGATACAACTACCCAACTTGCACCACCACGAAGTGTTGCTTTATGTATCTGTGCTGAAATCTGATTAATTTTCGTAATCAAAGTCTGATTCCAGTCTTTCTGTGTTCCGTAATAGGTGTTAGACTGTCTACGAAGACCATTATAGTCCCAACGTGCTGTCCAAGCTGCACCCCTACGTAAGTCACGAAGGATTTCACGGTCAATTTCTGCTGCCATTTGTTCTGATAACAAAGCGGTTAATTCAGCTTCTGCGTCAATGTTGTGGAAAGCACTAACGTCTTGAGCAAGTTCAGGAGTCCACATAGCACGCATTTTACGTGTTTCTACGGAAACAGTTACTTGGTCTAACTGGAAGGTAACTTCTGCCATCTGTGAGTCTTCTTCAAGGTCACTATAAGCTCTGTATTCGAAGTTGAATGCAGGTGTGGTAACTGCGCTTAATGGTTGGTATCCGTTAGTACCTGCGTACTGAATATCAACAACAAGTGTAATATTACCTGATTTGTCAACAATTGCTTGTCCGTATTTCTGAACCTTTACGTTGAAAGGTAAAGCTGTACCAGCAGTAACGTTTTGGTCGGTAAAACCAGCAGGTGCTACTAAATCTACAGTTGAACTAATTTTTAAACCAGCAAGGAATGATTCGGTATCCATTTGAACACCAGCAGGTCCTACTAATTTTCCGCTATCGCTTACTAAGAAGCCGTGGATAACTACCTGTACGAATTTATCGCCATAAGTATAAGATGCACCAGTTGTTGCGCCAGTGATTATGCTCATTTGTCCTTTTGAACGGTCAAATAAAGATGTTCCTTCTTGTGCATATTCAGTTGCATAAAATGAATCATACAATGAACGTGTTTCGAATTGTGTTGGATTTGCGTTTGTTGCAGCATTGCCATAAGCACCGTTAGGTGAAGTATGAACGTCCATGCCAGCTTGAACACCACTTCCAGCTACCCTTACAGATGTTTTAGGGTTGATGTAGTATAACTTTCCAATAGGAAGGTTAAGAGCCTGTACTGATACGATATCATTAGCAAGCAATTTAGCGAATACCCTACGGATAACAGGGAATGCTACAGTTTCGAACTGACCTGAGTTTGATGAATCTGACGATTCATTAAGCATGTGTGATAACTGGTTTTCGAACAACTGCGCACAGTTTTCTTTAACGTTACCATCAAGTCCTTCTAACAAACCGATTTTTTCCCAACGGTTAGTGGTAATTTCACGTTGTTCACGTAATTGTTTTAAGCCTATATTACCAACTTCGGCTGATTCCATTAAAAATCCCATTTTCTTGAATGTTTTAAATTTTTACTTAATTATTTTTTTCCTCTTTTTTCTATCAAATTAATAACGTCTTTCATTCTTTGAATGTGGCTATTATTTGCATAGGCTGTTTTTTCCACAACTTCATCAAGTTTCTGCTTTGAGGATGGCTGTACAGAGGTTGTAACTTTGTCCACAATGCTTTCACTAATAGTTTTCTTTGCGCCTTTCATTTCAGTAAGTAGCGAAGTGTACTTTTCTTGTGATTCAGATATGCTACCAACGGTTTTAAAACCATTGATAATTTTAATTTTGTCGTCTTGAGTTAATGCCAAGCTTTCGTTTACCAATAAATTATTAACGTGAGCCAAATTAGTATTAAATACTGCCATTTCTTTCAATTGATTGCGATACTTTTCGAGTGCAGATTTGTACTGTTCAACTAAAGTTGATACAGACTGTTTGTATTTCTTATCTTCGTTTAATTTCTTAGTCAATTTCTTGTTTTCTTCAATTAAACTACCAATCTTAATACCTTCTTGCAAACCTTCACGTCTCCTGCTAAGTTGCTGAGGACTAACATAATCGTTCCCCGGTAATGAAGCTGTCATGTTCCTGTTGGTTGCGTGTGACACACCTAATTGTTCATCTACAGGAGCTTCTGAACCACCACCTAAGACATTATTAATGTCATCGTCAGTGATGTTTTCGTCTTCGTATAGTGAACTTTCTGGTTGAGCTTCTACTTCTGGATATGCTTCTTCTTCTGAACTACCACCAGTTACGCCCTTAATCATTTCATCAAGTTCATTTCTCATGGCAATAAGTTTCTGGTTGAAAGCGTCTCCACCTTGACCTGCTGGTGAGCCAGCGGCTTTATCTTGTGGTAAACCAGTCATTCCACCGATTTCTTCTTGCATACTTCCTTCCATGTTAGCGATTTCCTGTTCGATTTCGTCAATCGAAATCATGTCGTCTTCGCCTGCATTATCCAATCCTTCTTCAACGCTTCCCATATCAAGTCCTGATAAGTCAAAAGTCTCTTTTAAGTTAGTCATTGGTGTTCCGCTTGTAGGAGCTTTAATTTTTTCTTTGAAGGCAACACCTTTTGCAAGTTCGCCTTTACCTTGGTTGGGAGTATCACTCTCAACGTCAGCCATAAATTCCTTTTCACGTTCTTCTTCAATCTTTACAGCACCTTTTTTCTTTTCAGTGAAAGGGTCTGCTTTGCCAACAGTATTGGTAACTTTTACGTCTTCCTGTACTTTTTTGGCTTTTTGGTCGAAGGGTTCACCTTTTCCAACTGTGTTTGTAACCGTTACGGTCTCTTTAACTTGATTCTTCATATCAGATTCTTTGTTTAATTTAGTCTTATCCTTATCAGATTCTTGAGCATCGTCAATTTTCTTGTATGACTCTTTTGCTTTTTTATTATTTAATTCTTCTTTCAACAATTTCGTAAAGCTATTTGGAAACTCTGTTGCTAATCTTTTTTTAGCATTATCAGCAGCAGCTTCCGCAATTGTATTGTAGTCAATTAAAGCTTCTTTTATTATTGATGATTTTTTTTCGTCTTTCATGGTATTAAAAATATGGTATTAACTACTATAATTTTTATATAAATACATAATTTTTAGCAAAAAGCATTATTTTTTATAAAATTGTTGCCTCTTTCGTTAATTATGTTTATATTGACAGCCTTACAATAGAAACCTATTAGTAGCTGAGATAATCTTATTTTCCTCTTCTTTTAAGAAAATTCCGTTCTTTTGTACGTAACTTTCACCAAAAGAAGTGTCACCTTTTTGGTCAGGAAACAAATAACCACCGGGGGTGCTTGGTGTGCTAACCAAGTCAAAACCAATTAGTTCGAAGTCATTTTGAACAAGATTTTCACCTTGGATTTCTTTCAATGTACCAACACCACGTGATGAAATACCTAATCTTATTTTGTTTTGCATGTAGAGAACAATCTTGTCACCCACTACTGAAACTACACCATATTTAATATAACCTTGACTTACAATTATTTTTAGCTGTCCATATAAAACGTTTTCTTGTTCACCTTTACCCCACCACATTTTAGTAACCATGTGTGAAATATTCTGTAAGGAAATTATACTACTGTCTGGATGATCGGCTTCCGATACTGCACTATTGGAGTCAACTAATAGCTGATATGCTGCAACCTGTGGAACTAAAACGTCTTTTGGATAGATACGTCCATTTTTATTCTTTACACCCCACTTCTGTAAAATACAGTTAACTAAAACAGGCTCATTTGGTTTAAGCTCAAACGCTTCATTAATAAACATTGGATTTAAATCGCTGTTTAGATACCCTGCATCGTGTTCGATTAATATACCGAACCCATTTTCACCAGCTTGTAATATTTTGCTCATATTAATTCTTTTTATATAAATAGTTTTGTTTACTATTTTAATCCAACAAGAGCAATACTTCCCTTGTTATCTTTAACTTCAACCACGCTTTCGATAAATATTCTGGTTTCTAAGCTCGCTAAAACTTCGTCAAGCAACCTGTTTATCTCCTTAAGCTTTTCCATTTTTTTTGACATGAAACTAAAATGCTACTTAATTACTGTAATTTTTTCTCGATTTTTTCTTGAAGCTCAAGAAGTATTTTAATAATCTTATCTGATTCAACTCGATTGAATTTTTCACTTAAGTCCAATAAATTAGATACACCACCTAAAACATGTAATGTTTCTCTTTCAGATTCCATCCATTGGCGACCTCTTTCTTCTTCACGTTTTAACATTTCCATCCTTATCTTCTCAAGCGTATCAGAATGGTCTTTTCTAATATTATCTATCTTTGCTGTGTGCTGTTGTTGCATTAATTTACTCTCCGATTTACTTAAACGGAAACGTTTGCTATAAATTAAACCCATTACGGTTGTAAAGATTAGCTCAGCTATAAACAGATAAAAAAATATGTTATAATACCATACTACGCTATGAAATCCCAACTGCGCTTCCATCATAATTCTTTTGTTTTTTTATATAAATAGTTTCAAATATCCAAGAAATTGATTACCTTTAAGGTTTTTAAAAATTTCGTATTTATAATAAAATTAATGACATGGCAAATGCTAATGCTGGAACGACAACAGTTCAACTTATTGACCCAAATGATGTGAATATTAACACTGACATGAAAAATGCAGTTGCTCAATATCAAGACATGCACATATTTGCTGAATTAACAGCAAAGAGAAAGGGCAGAACTGTACTTACAGTTAATGAAGGTAGTTCCAACGATAAAGAAGTAACTGTTAATTTCATCGGCAACAATCAAAACGATAAAAATGGTGACCCAAACTATTTGAACTTCACCAGTAATTATTACGATGGGAGTGTTGGTGAAAATAGTGAAATGTTTGAATCATTTGGAATAACGAACATTAAAGTAACAATAAATTCATCATATGTACCAGTTATAAACATTAAGTTTGTAGATATCAGGGGATTGTCATTTTTTAATCAAACAGATTCGAAATATAGGATTTTCTTTGATTTTCCACCACCTATCTTTACTTTAACAATTAAGGGATATTATGGTAGGGCATTGAAATATGATATTCATTTAGTTAAGTACACCACAGAATTTAAGGCTGAAAATGGTAATTTTGAAATAGATGCACAGTTTATTGCAATGACATTTGCACCCCTAACTGACGTATTATTTAGGTATGCAGTCAATGCACCATTATTAATTAACAATGGTGCAACTGCTAGTCCCGACCCAACTATTGCACCTAACCATACATTTCAATTTATATTGAAACTTAAGAGTTTATATACTGCGTTAAATAAAGATGCTCAAACCAATTCGGATACTACAAAGTATGATAATAATATGAAACTACTTTTACAAAGTGGTGATGAAATTAAGATGTTAGATAGTTTTGCAACCCAATTCACTACTAACAATGTAGGTGTACCATTTATGTTTACTGTTGATGAATCAATAGAAACAGATATGCCGAGTAATGTTGATGTGAATATTAGACCGATGTTGAGACTATCAAGTTTATCTGAATATAATTCAACGATTATAGATTTAGGAAATGATTTTAAGCCTCTTGAGGTTACTAATAGACTATATATTGGATACGTGTCAACAACTGTGGCTGATGGTCAATGGGGTACTAATTTAGCTGAATCAATGCTTATAAATGCATTGGATGCATATAATAAAAGTAAGTTAAATGATAAGGCTGTAAGGGTTAGAATCTCAAATAATACCGATATTAGCCAAATTCCTGCACGTTTAAGTGCAGTTCCAGTTGGTTATGTGGCTCTTGATATTACAGAATACTATATAAATATATATAAAAATCAAACAAGTTTAATTAATGAACAAAAAGTTTTATCACAAGATATTGCGATAACCGTAAATAATGCTATTGAACAACATCTTGGAATGTCACCAACAATATATAATGTCTTTAAGTTGATATTGGATGATGTCGATATGTTTTTTGATGCAATGAGGTCTACTTCACTTGATGCAGAAGTGCATCACGAGAAAAATAAAAAAATAATTGCAGATTACATTGGTGGAAGTAAATCTGATTTTGTTGATAAAATATTCTCTTATCCATTGGTAATTGAGAATGGCGCAAGAATTGCACCAATCCAGCTAAATAACCAATTGAGTTCAGACCCGATGCCTGAAATGGAATTGGTGTATGACTTTATTAATACTTTCCAAAGGCAAAAACAAATAATCAAAGCATTTGAAATACGTGAACAGAAGGATGAAAATAACGTCAATCTTTGGATTCCAATATCCCCAATTGATTCGTCATCTGTTAATCCAGATTTGGTTGATTCACCATATCAAGGGAAAAGTAGTTGGCATGAAATTGTAAATGTTTTGTTAGATAGATATTATGTATTATCTCAATTTGCAATACCTAGTGATTTTATTGATGATGGTGCTTTAGGTATTGCATATCGTAATTTATATAGTAAGTCAGAAGCAATGAATATTTCATTAACATTAAATAATGATGAACTTATTAAAGCAATTGAAATACAGGTAAATGAGAAATCTGGAAATATTGATTCATTTTATAAAGATATTGATGGTAGGGATGTACCGAGCTACAGTAGCGGAGGTAGAACGGTAATAAATGGTGTATATATCAATAAAGGAGATATTGAATATAGTGGATGTACTGTGCTTACAAGTAAAGACGGTATGGGTGTACAAACATTGGAAAAAGATGGTACTAAAATACTTGAAGTATTTGCACAGGATGTGCAATTACATTGGTATAACATAATATATAATCATAAATTAATTCCGCTTACATCACTTGCTGTCACTAACGAAAATGTTATATTTGTTGCAGATAGAGTTGAAGGTAGTTCTAATACAAATACAAGATTTGCGATAATAGAGAATGGTATTCAAGGGATGAATAAAAAACAACTTGATGTTTGGCAGGTTAGTAAAGATGATGCACTTGCTGGTGGTAATCAAGAGTTAATTAATAAACATGGTAGTAATAGCTGGTTGACTGATTGGGCAGCAGACGATACACCATTAAAACATATGGTAGACATTACGTCTATTTGGTCAAATGCATTTGCTCATAATATTGGATTAGGAACTGATATTATTAATATGGGATTAAAGCCAGCACTCAATGATCCAAGTAATAATGATTATGAATTTGTTGCAATGATACTATTAGCAAACTTTGGTAAAACTATGAGTCCCTTTAATGGTGTACCAAGTAAAATAGGTCCGCTTCTTTGTCAAACACCATCTGTTGTTGAAGTACCTAGTTATCTCGCAGCATACATTGGTGGTTTGATTTACGCAAAGGAAAATAATATGTTAGGACGATTGGAAGCGTTTTTCGAAAAATATCTACCAGCGTCACCCACATCTGGATTAAATGTGTTTAATGATGGTGGATTATATGTATTTGCAGATTATTACGATGTGATTAATAATTTATCTGCAATAGATAAAGAATTTTTCGTAATCACATTTGAAGACTTTATATATACAGCCTCTTTCATCACAATGCGAGATAGACTTAAATATGTATATGACTTAGTAATTGATCAAAATCTCCCAACTGCTGACGCAAGGTTGGTGGCGTTTAAGGACTTATTTAATCAAGGTGGGTATTTTGGCTATATATTTGAAGTATTGTTAAATAAACAATATTTGGTAATTTATTCTGAAAACACATTTAAACTAAAACCATTTTTTAATGATACTCAGTATAGAACATTGAAGGCTTTGATTAGTACTAATAATCTTGAGAATGTTTCTGACACCAATAAGCTTAAGAAGAAATGTGCTGACGAATTTTTCATTTCATTTCTAAAGGAATTATTTAGGTTAATTGGCGATTTGAAAAAAACAAGGGAAAATGAAAAAGTTGAACAAATAAAAGCATTGGGTGATAAGGATATTGTTTCACAAATGTACTATTCGTTTAAAAATATTAATGATAAGTGGATGACGAGTCCAAATAGAAACATAACTGGATATCCTTATAATCGAGCAGGTAGACATTTAATAGATAATTTTGTGTTTGTAGATAGAACTATGAATCCAATTGGTAATACAATCATTAATCCCGAAATATTAATTAATTTGCTTGATAATCCAGATGTTAGTATTTTTACGGTGCTCTCTCAATTATTATCATTAAATCATTTTTTATTCTTTCCATTACAAAACTTTATGAATCATACACGTACTTCATGGGATGAAACTTTCCAAATAGATGTTTCAAATGAGTCTGAATATATGGAAGCATTTGTATGTATGTATGTGGGTGGTAGTTCAAGCTATCCAAGTAATATTAATGGTCAAAAGAGTGGATTTATTAGCGATGGTATGACAGACGTTAGGGAGTTGGAATTAAATATACCTGAATTAGACCCAAGTGATGTTCAATATGGTGCATATCCCAACTTTCCTTGGAAATCGGTAAAAGCATTTAATGTGAAATTTGGTCAGCAGAATCAATCAATGTTTACCAACATAAAAATAGATAGCAAAGAATTTCCAGAGACAAATGAATCAATTCAAATTCTTGCAAGGATGGCTGGTGATGAAAAAACAAATGCACCAGTTCAAAAGGCACAGAACTTATACAATCTTTATGAAAATCGTGCATATAGTGCAACTGTAACAGGTTTGGGAAACGCTATGATACAACCCACTCAATATTTTCAATTAGATAATATACCATTATATAATGGTGCATACTTAATTTTATCTGTCGAACACGACCTTACTGCTAATAAAATGACAACTTCGTTTACTGGTACTAAGATTCTGAAATACCCCGTGCCAAGAGTTTTAAGTTCAGTTGCTGTCATGGGATTTGATGGAAGTAGTATTGGTGAATATGTTACAGGCGCAGCTGATGCATACAATAACAATGTTAATGCAGGATTTACTCCATCCAACTCACCTAATCCAAATTTAGTTAATAGAAATTATTCTGGTATTGCACCAGCGATTGTTGCGTTGTTGAAAACACAATTAGATGCACCAATCGACTCGAATGTTACGACAGTAACAACACGCTTTCGTCCATCTGAACGTCCAAGTCATGGTGGGATTGACTTTGCTGCACCATTGGGAACACCGATTTGGGCAGCGAAAGCTGGTAAGATTATAATGAAAGTTCCTTCACAGGGATATGGAACATTATTGACAATTGAACACGATGATGGGACACAAACCAAATACGGTCACATGGTTCGTTTCGCATTCGACCCCAAAACAGATAATGGCATACATGTGGCAGCAGGTAAAGTAGTTGGATTTTGTGGACATGAAGGAAGAAGTAGAGGAAGAAATGGTGGAAATCACTTACATTTTGAATATATTGTCAATGGAGTGGCAGTTGACCCTGCACCATATTTAAAAGTGGCTATGCCAAAATTCTTTAAGTAATAAACAAAAAACCCTCGAATTTCGAGGGTTTTTGTTATTTGTGTAAGTCTATTTTCAATTCGTGTAATGCAATAATATCATCAACTACCTTTTCCTTGTCGTATTTCATTTCGTTTATCTTCGCAATAGCTTTGGTGATGTTCTCTTTAACGTTGTCGCTATTAACCTGTTCTAACAGTGCGAGACTTTCTGATTTATATGTTTCAAGAAGTTCTTTCTTTTGATTATCATTTGTTTCAATCAATTGTTGTAATAAATCTCTATCACTTTCATCTAAAGAGTCATACTTTTTATTGTAGTTATTAACCGCAATTTCGATAATGTCTTCATTAATTACTTCCACCTCAACATTCTCAACTAATTTATTCTTTGGCTCTCTCAAATGATTTAATACAATTGCAAATGATTCATGAATTTTATCCACATCGATATCTTCTGGAAGACTCAACGATTCGGTAATTAATTCATCAATTGCTTCATATAATTTTATTTTATCGTTATCTATTGGTACAAATTCTTCACCAATAAAACTATTTAACTTTTTACGTTCAGCATCTATCTCTTGAATCGTATATGTTTCAAACAACTTAATATTGTTGTCAATATAACGTGTTGCTGCAACCTCATTTTCAATGTGTTTGTTTTCAATATTATCAAAAACTTTAAATTCGAGTTGTAGCACAGGTGAATTTTTTACCACTGAAAAAAAGTCAGATGTAAATGCCTTTGATTCTTCAATCAAATTGTTATTGAAGTACGAATCCTTCAATTTATTGGAAATGATTAAATTAGCCGTTCCTATGTTGACGTTTTTCATATGAGTTACTCCGATTTTAATATAAATACTATAATTAATTGTAAACGATTAAGTTTTTTAGGTTATTTAAATACCACCAAGGTCTTCAAAATTTATGTCTTCGGCTTCGTTAATTGTTTGTTGCGTATTGAGACTATCACCTTTTCCCAATAATTCATCGATTTCAGCAATCATTGAATTTGCACTGCTGTTTAACTTATCGTTGGTCTGATTGTTTTCACTTATGATTGCCCTATTCTTTTCTTCAATTTTATGTTCTGGTTCAACGCTGTTTCCGAAAACCATTTTCTCAACGAGTTTAGTGAATTGATCTTCTGTCATTCTACCTTCTGCTAAAGGTGGCATTCCACCTTCTGCTCCACCTATTGGTGGCATTGCACCGCCTTCTGCTCCACCTATTGGTGGCATTGCACCGCCTTCTGCACCGCCCATTGGTGGAAGTGCACCGCCTGCTGGTGGCATTCCACCTGCTGCACCGCCTGCTGGTGGCATACCGCCTTGTTCAGTTCCACCCGATGGTAACATTCCACCTTCTGCTTGACCAAATCTCTTATCTATGTCTGTGAATAAACCTGATTTCTTAATCATCACAGGTGCGTCAGCAAGTTCTTGCATAACAACCTTTTCCATTTTCTGCTGTTTCAAATCTTCAACAATTTGTTTATCACTCATATTGAATATCATTCTCTTTGCATTGGTATGTGACATGGCTGCAATACCCGATTCACCACGAGTTAATTCGGTGTAGGTTTGTGCTTTATCACGCAATAATTCTGATTTCTGTATTTCTTGTTGTGTTGAAGGATTAGTAAGTGTTAACTGGAAGCTATTTAAGTCTTCACCACTATAACCTAATAAGTATAGATGAATCATAGCCATTTTATTTAGCTCCTGAATCATTGCTTGTTGAATGCGATTAATTTTCTTAGCGAAACGTATATCATACTGTGCCATGTTTTTACCAGCACCAGCAGCATCTTGGAAACTTAAGAATGGTTTTGGAACACCAAGACCTACGAATAAATTATCCCTTAAATACTCAATATCATGAATGGCATCAAGGTTTGTAGCACCGGGGAGCGTGTCAATACCTGATTGTGTGTTAGCATTTCTCACAGGAATAAAGTAATCTTCATCGTTACCTAATATGTTGAACCTATAGTCGATTTGACCGTCATTAGGCTGCACCTGTGCCACTTTCTTGAACTTAGTGGCTACTTTATAGATATAGTCTTCAATATCGTCTTCATCGATATTACCTACGTCAATTTTAAACACTTTCTTTTCACCTGCACGTATAATACGATATGTAAGCATGGCATCTTCTGCCATTACTAACTGACGGAATACTCTACGAACCTTATTTAAGATTGATGAACCATATGGCAAATATTTATCGTCACCAAGTAATCTAAAGTGAGCGATTTCAAATACATTAAATTCGTCACCAGTCATTCTTTCTTTAAACTTAACAAGTGGTTTACCGTTTTGGATTCTTTCGAATCTTTCAATTTCGTAGTTAACCATTTGCTTTACATGAGTAATACCCTTTTTTCTTTCACCGTATAGTAAAACGAAATTATCACCATACTTCACAGTATTCCTAACCCAAAATGGTAAATTGACATTTACATTAACGATATCATAGAAAAATTCTTCAAGTAATGTCTTGATACGTTCCTTATTGGAATAGATGTTCAACATCTTACCGTCAACACCAATAGTTGTAGCTTCTTCCATGAACAAGTCTAATGCCGATGATATGATTGGATAATATTCCATACCCTCATAATCAATATATGCGGGAAGTCTTGCTGCTTCATATTGTAAAGCTTTCTGGAATCCCCTGTCGGTTGTCCTAAAGAATTTGTTTTGAAGTTCTTTTTTTTGTTCTAATTCTAAACCCTTCTGATGTATTTCTTCTGGACTATTACCCTTAATGATTATTTTAGTTTCTTTTGCGGGTGTTGATTGTGATATCGATGTTTGAGTATCTTGAAAACCAAACCCGTCAAGATTTAAAAGTCCATTAAGTTGCTGGTATATCGTACCTTTTTTGATTTCGTTTGCCATTTTTATAATTTATTATAGTTTTTTATAAATACTGTTAAAGTTTTGAAAAGATTTGTTACCTATAAATACATTCTATTATCGGTTTCTATCTTTAATTCCACTAAATAGCCATGCATTTGCTTGATATGGATTATGTGGTGAAGTACTGTTTGGTGATACCATGGGTCTTCCCTTTGCCATTTCTTTAATGTCGTTATTGGTTATAAGTGCTGCAATCATCTTTTCAGTAATTCCCTTACTTTGTTTAAATCTTGCCATATCAAAATTAAGAACATACAAACCAATTGCCAATCCCATGATCGAATCATCATGGAAACTACGCTTGTGGTCGGCAACTCTATTACCTGCAACTGTAACAAAGGTCTTGAGTTCATTTAATAATCTAACAGACCTAATGATTACATCTTCTAAATGGATAGCTCTTTGCATTTCAAGTAGGACTGATGGACGGTTATTTCCAATGAAAAAACCGGGGATTAAGTCAAGATTCATCACTGCTCCATCACTCATAACTTTCTGACCTTTCTTTATATAGCCAGATAATCTGTCTCTTGTTGGCTTGTGTGTTACTTCGGCATAATGGACATTTTCATACCCTGCTTCAAGCAATTTTTCAACTGTTTGTATACCATAACCACCAGTAACGTCAATAGCACAATATGCGTTATTATATGATCTACCGTATGTATATGCAATCTCTGCCAATGTTTGTGGTGTTACTTTTCCATAGTATTCTGCAACTTGTTCAACCTTATGTCTTTTTATTTTTACTTTTTTTGGTTCTTTACCTGCTTTTTTTATTACCTTTTCTTCGATTATCTCAATGGTTTTCAATATATTGATTGTAGAATTATCTTCACCGTGACCTGCTGATGCGTCACAAGCCATGATATAATCTTCACCAGCAATTGGGTCTTCCCAAATCCACATATTTAGGTCTACATATTCTTGACGAATAGGAACTTTAACTTCATCTTCTTGAATACGTTTTAGGTATGTTTCTGCAATGAAGTTATCTCCTGAACCCAAAAATGAACAATTATGGTTTGAAACCCCATTTGCATTATATTCACAATTTTCTGAATCTACTATGTCATAAAATTCACAATTATCCACAGACTCAACTGACTTCACATAAAAATCCCCATCTATGGTTGTTAGATATGCAACGTTAGGTATTAGTGATTTTGCATACATATCCATTCCGTTTGCGAGAAAAATGTGGTCTTCGCTAACAGTTATTGACATGTCATTTTCTAATGTGATTTTCAGTCCACTTACCTTATCCGATTTCTCAACACCTAAAAAATCAACAAAGTCACCAGAAGAATTTAGTATTTCATATTCAATATTTATTAACATGTTAAAAATTTATGACATTTATCGATAATTTCTTTTGGCTTTTTATTTCGATTAAATTCGTCTGATGTCACGACCAATATTTCATAACCCATTTCTCTTAATATTGAATATCTAATATCATCTTTTTTGGAATTATGCCAATAATTACCATTATATTCAATGATTTTATTTTTATGTTTAAAATCCAACATCATTACAATATTTTCATGATTATATTTATCAGGTATTTTAATCACATATTCTTTATTCAAGTCATGAAAATATGTGTCTGTTTTATCGTTTAAGGACTCGTGTAGTTTCCAGAACAATTCTTGAGATATTTTACTGAATTTATTTCCTTTTAATTTAGATATGTTGTTAATTCTTTGCACAACACTTTCAGAATATTTTTCAGCACCAACAATATTTCCATATTTTTCAATATGCCATTCCTTTCCATTTACTTTTAATTCGGATAAATGTTTTTTTCTTTCATCACTATAAATTTTCCAATCATTAGAGTATTTTTCAATATACCATTCTTTTGATGGATATTTGGGATTACATTTAGAACACACAACAACCACATTTCCATCAACTAATTTCCAATGCTTAAGATAATTATGTTTTTCACAATACGTATTAATTTTATTAACAAAAAAATGTAATCTAAATGAAAATTTATTTAGATTTTTTTCTAATAAATCAAACTCTTTTGTATGTGAATATAGACTTAGAAATAATTTCTTATCGTCTCTCAATAGCTTTCTATTTCCTGACTTTCCAAAATAATTTAAATACGAATCCTTCAATAATTCTCTGGTGGTGTTTTCGTCATACAATTCATTTATATTATTTAAATCATTATTACAACTTTCCCATTGTTTTTTTGCTGAATTAATGTTTGCGACTTTAAATTGCTTTAAATACTTGTCAAATATTAAAACATTGTCATTTATTGTTATTTTATTAATGTCACCGCCATAGCCTATTAAATATTTAATTTTAGCCTCTAATATTTTATTTGACGAATAAATTTGCATCTCAGAAGTATAGATATTTATTAGGTTTAATATATTTGGATAGTCTTTATTGAACTTAGATGTTCCACCTTTAATGTAATATTGATTAACATCCTCAATAGTTTTAAGTAATTTTATTAAGATATTTTTATCCATTAGAATTGTATTTCTATATAAATACTCACAAGAATTTTTTTGTTCGTTCAACCTATCATATAAATCAGATATTTTAATATTTTCAATAACACCAGTGTTTTTATTTCTAACTGTAATCAGCGAATCAAAATTAATACACAATAGCTCCTGTGCAATCTTACGCATATCACCGTTAGCACCCTCAATTTGTTCTTCAAACCAAGGTGATGTGGCTTCCCACCCATCATACATCATATTGATTCTGGTCTTATTATCCCAATTACCGTCAATTAATCTATGTTCAGTTTCCTTACCTTTATTCTTCACCCATGCCAAATCTTTATTATAACGTGGGTCATTAAACCACCAAAGTTCAACAGCTTTAAAACCGTTTTTGCTTTTACCAGTTTCGGGGTCAATGGCTCTAGCACCTTCAAAATGCTTGTAGAACACGGCATCAAGACCAGAAGGAGTTGAAACCATAATAGCTCCACCACCAGTACCTAATGTTGGCTTTGCAGCAGTCCAGAATTTATCTCCCTTTTCAGTCCAAGCAGTTTCATCCCAAAAAATCAATGTTGGTGTCATACCACGAAGACCCTTTGAACTGAAAGCACCTAACTTGGAATTATTATCGTAAATCTTAAGCTTTTGAGTATCTTTAAATTTGTCTTTAGACTCCTTACCAGTTTTAGGTCTAAGCCAATCTGGACAACCTTCGATAAATAAAACAACGTCACTCATGATTTCATCACGGGCAGTCTCAAGTTTATCTGCTACGATAGCAACCTGTCTATTTTCGTTGAACATAATATACCATGCGATATATGCACAAGTTGTTGTGGAAATACCTGCCTGACGATACTTGTTAGCAACAACAAATCTATTTTCTCTATAAGTATTAATTAATTCAATTTGAAAATCAAATAATTTGAATGGTACAATCATACCCGCTGTACCTTGGGTCTGGTCAAAAATTGTTAGGTATGTTCCAATGAAATATACTGGGTCTATGGCACAACGCAATATCTCAAATGTTTTTTCGGTCATTGTTAAATCACTGGCTCTTTTAGCAATACCGTCTTTTGTTACAATAATTGGTTCAATCTTTGCAGATTTCTTTCTCAATTCTTCTGCCAACTTACGTACAGCTTCTTTTTCTTCAAGTCTTCTTATATCAATTGGGACTAAAGGAACATGGTCGGGAAATATCTCGTCTTCGTCTGGTTCGGGAATAACTTTATTTTTATCGTCAATCATTTATAAATATTTATAAATAAATACTCTAACTACATAAAACCGCAAAGAACGCTACACTTCTTGGCATAACGTTCTTCGAATTTCCTTCTTCCAACTGGTAAGATGAACTTAATAATGCAGAAAACGCATTAATAATACGTAATCTCTACTGTTTTACCACATGGGTAATCAGCTAATACTAAATACTAAAGTTTTATCTGAGAAGTCTCAATAAACTCATTGTTTTTCAATATAATTTTCCTTGCTGCTAACATGTCCTTAATTTTAGCCAATGTCATGCCATAATGAAATACTAGTAGTGGAACATCGTCTTGATTACCCTCAAACATTTTTTCATAATCACTAAACCCCGAATTTCCATTTTCATCTTGTTTCTCAATCTCATATGCAAGAGCATGTATTGTGTGATATCCATGCATATATTCCCTGTCAACGGCTTCATGTAAACAAAACAAGTCAAATGATTTAGTCTTTAGATTATAGATTCCATTAACGTAATCTCCGTCTGGTGGCATTGCATTATCACAAGCTGGTGAAATATCCCAACACCACCCATCAATGTCTAAATTTTGATCATCGAGAGAAAAAATAAATTCATAAAGTCCTTCGTCTTTCGAGTTGTATCCAATTTTCAATATGAAAATTAATTTGAGTAATTTATCATCGTAGTCCATATCTTAATTTAGTTATAAATACAGTAAATTGAAAAAAGCTACATCGCTGTAGCTTTTTCATTTATTTCATTTTTTTATTTACTACTGTTTTGTAGTTACTAAATTGCTTGTCAATGATTTCATCAAGTCTTTTAAGTGTTGTCGATTTTTTGTCTTCATTCAAACTTGGTTTTCTCAAACCTGATTGTTCTTCGAGACGTTTACGAACATATGCTCTGATTTTCTTTTCACTTTCAGTCATAATTTCATCTTCATTACCCTTTTTAGTAATCTCTCCACCAGTTTTCGATTTATTATCTTTCGATAATTCTGTGGATGGTTTTGATTCGGCTACAACTTGTTTAAGTTTTTTCATAACTTCATTCAAACTGACTTCAACAGCTGTTCCGTTTTGTGAGGTAACACTAATTGTAGTAGGAGCACCATCTGGTTTCATAACACCACCACCTAACGATTGTGCGCCAGCGAATTTAATTTCTTCTGGTTTTTCTTCTGTTTCTGGCTCGTTTTCAATACCCGCTTCCATTTCTTCTGCGCCACTGTCATTACCAGTTTCTAAACCTTCAATTCCTTCCAATTCGTCATTATCTTCGTTCATTGTTGGTTGAGTTTCAGTATATGCAGGGTCTGATGCTGATGCTTCTGCAACTGGTCTTTGACCCACACCTGCACCAGCAGTTGTTCCAGCAAGACTTGCGCCTTTACCTGCTCTAATTTGGTTAGATATTGCTGCAATTATCTTATTTGCATCAACTGGTGCTTGACCAGCTTTTACCAATCTTGCGTTTAAAGCAGCAACTTGTGCTCCTAAATTGTTTGCAAGTCCCTCAAGTTTTTTAACTTCGCCAGCAACTTCACCACTATGGTATCCTTGTTTAACGTTAGTTACACCTTTATCAATTGCCTGTCCTGCTTGTGTTGCTGCACCACTAATTGCTTTACCAACACCTTGTGCTGCACCTGAAATTCCTTTACCTATGCTTCCCATTGCTCCACGCAAGCCACCGAATAATTCATTAAGTTTGGTCATATTATCTTCATCAGTACTTTCTGACATTGAATTAACCATTGGTTCAAGTTTATTTGCATAATCTTCGTGACCATAATCGTTTTTCAAAGTATTCAACATTTCTGGATTGATAACCTTAATTACTAATGCTACGCTTTCTGCATCACCGTCATTCTGACCATCAGCAGCGTGATTAGCATAATTACTAACTAAGTTGGCTACACCTTCTTCACCGCACTCCATAAGTGATTCAGCAGTATCGTAACCCATTGATTCAGCATATTGTGCAAATGTACCACATTCTGAACAACCCTCTTCTTCTTTAATACCTTCATCACCTGTTTCTTCTGGTGGCATAGTATCACTTAAATTCTCAACATCTTCTGGTGGAACTATTTTAAGTAACATGTTTGCAATTTCTTTTCTTTCTTCGATTTCAAGTTCAGGAAGTTTATCTCTGAATGCTTGAATAAATGATTTTAAGAACGATTTTGACATTTCTGGTTCTAAATCGGTTTTTCTTATAGTATTAGTAATCTTACCAATTCCTTTTTCAAGTTCTTTTAGTGGTTCGTCAACTGCTAATGCATCAGCATCACCAGCCATACCAGCCATACCAGCGTCATCACCAGTAGAGTCACCATCAAGACCAGCATCTGCTAAGTCTGGTTCTCCACCCATATCTGGTTCTCCACCACCTAAGTCTGGTTCACCACCCATATCTGGTGCTGGTTCATCTGTTGGTGCTCCACCGCCCATATCAGGTGCTGGAGCATCTGTTGGTGCAGCTTCTGGTGCTGGTGGTGTTGCATTTTCACCACCTTGTGGTTCAGCAGTTAGTCCAGCAGCCATTTCAGCTTCGCCTTCTCCACCACCTTGATTAGCAGCACTTGCAGCATCTAAATCACCCAACATATTTTGTGCGTTATCAATTGCTTGACCTGCACGGTCTTCATTAAGTATTTTTTTTGTACTACCATTAGGATTAACCTTAGTGGTATTAGCTTCATTTATGGTATGCAAAATCATATTTCTATTTTTATCTGCATCACCCAATGATTTGTATTGGTAATTAGTAATATTAGCTAAACCGCCAATATAAGCAAAATCAGATACATTGGGGTTTTCCTTTGTTCCACCCCTTTTTAGAAAGTAGTTGTGATTTTCTTGAACGATACCATAGGCAACACCATCGGCTGCTCTTACGAAATCAATAAGTGTACCTAATGTACGGTTTTGTGATTCTTTAATTGAGGTCTTATTGACATCGGCTAAGTCCCTAAGTCTTTTTAAATAAGCGTCTTTATTGGTGTTGTTTTTCATTTGTATGTTTTTAAAAATAGATATTATTTATTCTACATTTACCATAAATACTTAATATAGAGCAAAAAAATAAAAGTGTTAGATTATTTCATGTTTTTCGTCTATGATGTTGTACTTAATAAGCATTTCGTTAACCCTTGAATTTATTAAACCTTTTCTTTTGTAGTTATCGACAACCGTTTGATTAGCTCCTTTCAATGAAACTTCTTCATTCAAATATTTCATGTTTTTGTGCAATGCTTCAACAATATCGTAGAAAACCTTGTCAGCTTTTTTTCTTTCGACATATTCGTTTAGTTGCTCTTTTTTAACTATAAATTTTTTCATGATTAAAATTCTTTTAAGGATAGTTCTGCTGTGAGGTAATCGTTCTTAAGTTCAACCATTCTTTCAAGAAATCCAGTATTCCTAAGAATTTTAAACACAAGGTTTTCAATAGAATATTCACCACCAGTATCAAGTCCAGTTTGTCTATACTTTTTGATTTTATTTTTCAATGCTTCGTGTTTTTTTAGAAAATTTTTCTCGTCTCTATTTGTTTCTAAATCTTCGATAGCATTCATAAGGTCGGCAGATTTAAGTTGAACGTCAGCACTATCGACATTGATAATCTTTTTAGTTGGCTTCCTTATCCAATCATTTTTTACTAGCGAATATGTACCTGATGAATGATGTGGTTCGTTAGCATCCTGAAAATACATCTCAACATCATGACCCTTTACCTGTATTGGGAGTTTATCTGTCCAAAGTTGTTTCTTTAATTTAAAGAAGTCACCAACAAATTCTTTGTTTGCTGAAATTTGGCTAAAATCTAATATGATGTGTACATCCAAATCGGAACTTTCACTATAGTTATAATTAGCCATGCTGCCCGTAAACATAACGTCATTGAATTTCAGGCTTTCAACACCTGAGAATTCAATGAAACGTTTAGCATTCATTAATAATGTCTTTCTTACTTCTGGTTTTAACTTTTCGTCAGCATCCCAAATTAAAGGGCATAACGTATCATGCATCTGAATTGATGACACGTCAATATTGTCAGGTTCAACCACTTCCTTTAACACATCGGAAATGCTGTTTCTTGACCAATATTTACTCGACCACGCACGAGCGTTTGGATTATTTTCAACCATTGGTATTAGATGATTATTTACCTACTTTGGCAATCATGTTAACTGGAATCTTAGCTTTAGGAGCATCTGTAGATGTTTCTTCCTTAAGTTCTTCTTCACCGCCTTTTTCGTGTTCAGCTTTCTCTTCTCCTGCTGTTTCTGAATCTTCGTGCTCTTTAGTGTCATCTTCTGTCTTTTCGCCTTTTTTCTTGTCGAAATTCCATTCTCGAAGATTTTCCATACCAGTTTCTTCACCCGATTCTTCACCAGTTTCTTCACCCGATTCTTCTTCGCCATGAAGCATAGCATAAAGTTCATCAACCTTTGCAGTTAATGCTTCGATTTTTTCTTCTGGTGTTTGTTCGATTTTTTCTTCACCGCCCATTTCAGCACCGCCCATTGGCTGTTTGAATGCAACTGGACTTGCTGGTTCAAATTCTTCATTTAATCTTGGTTTGAACGTTTTATCCAACCTACCCATAACTTCAAAAAGTCTTGTTTTACTATCTTTTTTCATAATACTTGTTTTAAAATTTTATTTTATTTATTTTATCTATGTTTCAAATTATACACCGCTAATACATCCCTTCTTAATGCAGGAACGTCATTATTACCACTCCAATTCAATACAATCCATTTTCTTTGTGCATTTTTATTGTATGGTATGTTCATTAATTCTTGGTTTGTAAGTAAAATATCTCTACTTAAACCATATTGTTTTACAACTCTGTCTTTTAGAATTTCAATAGCTTCTGGACTAAAGTTCCAACCTTCGCCAGTATCTTTAGGTTGTAAGTCTTTAAATAATTCTTCTGGAACTATTCTCGAATGACCGTGAAGATTTGGGTCAATCATTGCATCCTGTGTGCCACCATATGAGAATTTAAATTCGAAATTATCGGGTACTTCGGAATTTAAAACCATCCCAACCTCCTTGGTATAAGCATAGTGGTTATCATCGGGAGTTGCTTTTGCAATCTCATATGCTATTTGTAGATATTTTTCAGATATAAAGTCACCTGAATCATGCCAACGTATTACAGCTCCACCACCCCAACTTAATGCTTTAATTGTTGTAATCATTCTTTGCTTCCATTCACTCCAATTATTCATCAAATAGTTTAGTTTTTGAGTATTAAGTCTAACTGTTGCGTCAAACATAATGTATCTTCCCATTTGAGCATAGCAATCACGTAAACATGCACCTGCTTTACTACAAACATCTACAACATAAAATTCACCGTCTGCTTGATTATATATTAATCCTTTAAATGCTGGTAGTGTTACGTTGAAGAAATTGGATTTACCCATTTTCTTGTTTTGTGTTAAGAATTGCTTAGTATCAGGCTTTTGACTGAGTATTGTTTTAAGTTTTTCAATGTCAAAATTATTATCATCTGTTTTAATGTCTTCAATAGTTCCTGCGTGAATACGTCCACCTGTATTATAATTCTGATGCTTATTGGTGATTTCAGTATCTTTCTTATTTAATAAGTTTTGTATATCTGGAACTTTATTAATTTTCGCACCAAATTCGGTTGGATTATCTTCCTTAATTTCAGTAGTACAAGGAACTTCTTTAATGTAGTCATCTAATGGTATGAAGTCTTCTGGTGTAATACCAACAGGTAAATTAGGCATGTTTGTGCTTTCTTCAACCAATGGCATACCACCAACTCTATTCATCATTTCGAATAATCGTTGTTTACTGTCCTTTATCATTGCAATTATAACATTTTACATAAATACGTAATTATTAATTAAAGTATTGTAGTATTTATTATAAATTCCTGTAGAAAATGAGTTTAGAATGTTTGAATGATATAATTGTCGATAATTTGGCGATTCACATTGACTTAACAAATGTTAAGTCATGGGATTATAATACTGGTCTCACTACCTTTAGTTTGACTAAATGGAGTGGTGCTGTCTCAGATAACCTTAATTTAATAGACTTTGGATTAACAGGTTTTGATAATGGTAGAATGAATTGCATGTGGAGTGGCATTACGCTTACTCCTAACGATACTTTGTTCTCAATGTATAGAGTTGGGTATAATTCAGTTATGAATCCAACTACGGGTCAGACAAGTGGTCTAACTGCCACAACTACTTTTCTTACAATTAATGCAATTACTGGTGGTACAAATGGGAATTACTTTGATACGCAAGGCGGATTTTTAAATGGATTCTTTAAGCTACAAGATTATAATTATGAACTATTTCCATCAAGATATAACTTAGGTATAACGATTGAAACCATATTAAACATATATCCTGAGTCACAAGGTATTTTCTATACAATGGGTACACGTGCTGGTGATAAGTATATCCCAACACATAGTGGTGAAACTATTACTGGTATTACTGCGAGTACTACTACATATAGTGGAATGACAATACTTAGTGGTGTAACTACGAGCGAAGATAATTACTTAAACGCAATTCAAGGCAAACAGGTAAATAAAAAAGCATTCAGCCAGCCTGAATATAGTAAAAAAACTGTCCATTCAATAACATCCCAAACAGATAATCTAAAAAATAATTTAATTGCTTTTGAATTAACAGCAGATAAAAGATTAGGATATAGATACATCAATAATGATGGACTCTTAGTTAAAAATTATTCATCTACGATTATTACTACGACAGGGTTTACAATAATTAATATTACATTCACTCCCGATGCACCAATCGCTAATACAGACCCCGATGTATTTCTTTGTGCACCGCAAAGATTAGGTAAATTAGTGTTTTATGTTAATGGTCGTGCTGTTTGGACAATTAAGGATTTTCCTGAATTTTACTTTCACGGTTTAAAAAATGATAGAGAAAAACAATTGAGTGTGCCCTACACAATTACTTGGGGTGGTGGTTCATTTGGTTTAGATAAAGCATTTCACTACGATTTTCAAACATATAGGATATATGGTGGTGAAGACCAGACATATATCAACAATAATTTTAGTTTGATGAAAAATCCGCTTATCGAAACTGGTACAACAACTGGCTTATCGATAACTGCCGACAACACGACATTTAGTGGTACTGCCATGCGTATTGAATATACTGGTGGTACAGATCATACATATTTCATCAGATTCGAGCATCCAATTTCTGTTATATCTAATAGAGATTATACTTTTAATTTATCACTATATGACGATGGCTTCCTTAAGGAAACGGATAACGTTGGAAATAGGATAAATAATAAGATATCGATTTTAGGGTATAGTGATACTACCGATGTATCAGTTGTTCACGATGTTGAATATTACTACCCCATTGTCGCTGCGACTAAAGCTGAGTTGGAAAGACTTGGCTTACATCCATTCCCAGATCAACAAGAGTATCAATACATATATCTTGACGGAATAATGTATTATGGCGTAACAGGTGAACCAGTTTTCGATCAAGACGGTAGGTTGATTGATTATTCTGATGTTGCCAATGACGTTCAGAATCAAATCATTACTGGTCAGAAAAAATGGTTAAAACTCAAGAGTGTAATTAGGAGTGAAGAAAACTCAGGTCAAAAATATATTGCAACGGGTTTATTAATTGAAACATCTGATGTACCCAACTTAAATGCTCCATTATATATATCTGGATTCACATACACTGCTTCTGATATCTTAGTTGCTGGTAATCACATGTCATTCATCAATGAAAATTTCACAATACCGTTTATTGGTGGTATCCAGAAACTCAGAGTATATGACAAAGGATTAAGCTCAACAGAAGTTTTACACAATGCGCTGATTGAATCACTAACAAAACCCGACATTCAAGTAAGTAAGGGTGGGAGAATAATATATCGTTAACAATGGGAAGATTATCAGAAATATATGAGGGTTGGAAAAATTTAGTCTTCGAAAACAAAGAAGTCGAAGAAGAAGCAAAGCGTAGAATGGCGATTTGCGTTCCATGTAAAAAATTAAGCGAACACAACTATTGCAAACTTTGTAATTGTTACATGCCTGCGAAAGTTAGAAGTTTGCAATCCAGATGTTGGGATAAGAAATGGTAATTATTCGTTAGATATAAGTATGTAACTATCATCTAATGCGATAGCACTAAACGTATCGGAACTTAAATGTGTTTTACTATAGGGTAGTATGTGAAAAACTTCATTGTTAATTGTGAGATCAATTTTTCCACTAAAACAAATAATTGTATGAACGTGTTCTCTCTTCATTAGTGGAAATATCGTGCCTTTGGGGATAAATTCGAAGAGAATTGTTCTATCGGGGTTTTCTTTATCAACAATAGTCTTTATTTTAACAGCTCCCTCAAGCCAACAATTTTCCCAATCGGTGAAAAATCGAACAATAAACCCGTCATCAATTTCGTGAATACTTGGAAATCTTTGAAGTAATTCAACTTGTCGCTTGTCGATAAGTCCATTAATCTTATCTAATAGTTTTCTTTTTTCATCACTCATTTTAACAGAATTGTGTTACAGCAGCCTTGTTAGATTTATCAAGTACGTCCATAGATGTTTGAGTAGATATAAAGTTTTCGAGAAATTCTCTTGTAAATAAGTCTTGAATGTTTTGTGGTGCTTTTTCATAAGCTATAAAAGGAACTTCTTCCCCTTCACCCGTAAGTAACGTGACATTAATTTGATACCAGTTTATACTTTTGAACCACGAATCATTAGTAGGCGGTGTCATATCATTTCCAGTGTCATTTGTACCAGCTACCTCAATACCAACATTTTCACCGTTAAACGATAAGGCAAATTCCAATGGTTCTTTACTCGTATCATACGTATAACCAACAGTTACATTGTATTCGATTGATAGTTTATCTGCGTTGTCAAAGTCTTGCTCTTCCCAATTTCCACCGATACGTGCATCATCCACACGAATAATTTTTATTCTGGCAATTCTATTGAGTAGTGAATCACAAATAAATTGCTTTTGTAAATCTTCATTTACAATTAAATCAATGCTTTCCTGCTCTTTAAGCGATTCGTCATTGTTTAAAAAATCGAAATCCTTAATTTCTTCATTTATAATTCTCATGAAATTCTTCTTATCCATTGAACCTATTTTAAGAATAAATACTCAAATCTTAATATAAATTACATTTAATTTCTACTGATTGAGTATTTATCTATAGAAAATCATTGCTTAATTATCGAATTAAGTTATGTCTGGGAAAATCTGGAATGATTTTCAAAAAATTTATCGCCAGATAGTGGTTATGTAAATTTTTGGACTGACTAATGCCAATTAGAAAATGCATCGCTTTACGTGGTGCATTTTTTTATTATACCTTTAAGTATTTATTGGAAATCATTACACATGAAAGACACCTCAACTAAAGAACAGCTATTCGAAATGTTCGCAAAGCTAAATCCTAATTCTACAATACTAAGTGAAGCAGCACCACTTATTGGTGGTACACAAGCACCAGAAGCTGGAAGTCCCGTGGGTGGAACTGCGCCTGCTGCAACAACACAACCACAGAAGCCATTAGCTACTGATGTCCAAGCACTAAATAAAGCAACTCAAACTGCAACAGGTGTTCAGAATAAAATGGGTAGAATTAATACTGCAACAGAATTTCCACAAGCATTTAAGGCTTGGTTTTCTGGATTGGGTTATAAACCAGAGAATCCAGCAATTTCAACTTCAAGAGTGTTGACTGACATAAGAAAAGCAATGGCTGAAATGGGATTTAAGTAAGATATTATGAAAGATAATAAACAAAGACTATTTGAAGTAATGGGCAAAGTTAATCCCGATTTCGTGATTAAGGAAGCAGCACCTGTAATACCACCAACACCTAATAGAGCCAATCCTTCCTTTATTGATGATAATACTCTAAGTGTTGGCGAATTAAGAGAAGCGATTAGAATTTATACGCATTCAAAAACAAAGGAAGAAGCACTTGCTAATGCAAAAAATAGTGGTAGTGATGTTTTAAAGTGTGTTATTGGATTAATTGGAGTTGCTGGTTTTGTTGCTGGAACAATTGGAACGGGTGGAGCATTAGCAGCAGTTGCTGGTGGAGCAGCTATGGCAGGTGCAGGTGCGGCAGCTACAGCACACGACACGTTTAGTGTATTTAAAAAACTATTAGGACCGAAAACCAAAACAGCACCTAAAGTTCCAACAGGATTTATGCAACTTTTGAATATTGACCCAGAAGTTTCTGTTTTATTGGATGATGCAATCGAAGAACGATTCATAGAATTTGCAGTAAATAAGTTAAATTCAATGCAAGATACGCAACCAGTACCCA